TCAAGGGCCAGAAGTAGATGCTCTAAGAAGGGGGCTGGCGGCTTTAGAAAGCTGTAAGATATACAGAATGACAACAGAATTTGATGAATTAATAAGGATTAAATAGTGAACACATCTGAAAAAATTAAAGCGGCCCGTGAGTTAGTAGATCAATGCACCGTATTGGCTAGACAATTTGTTAATCTAGTGGATCGCGGAAGTGACTTATATTCCTTGGTAAATTTAAGAGAAAGCGGATTTAAGTTTACTTATGGCCCAACTACCCACGGAGCAATCCGACATGCTGAACTGCCTTATGCGTTGCTGGACGAGCCGGAACAACTAGGGGTTTTAGCGGAACAAGAAAAAGAAAAGATCGCAAGGTGGCGGCAAGAGTCAACCTGTAAACATTGCGGGTCGTTTAAAATACATATACCGGCCCTAGAGCAAACGTTTTATTGTAGTTCGGGTGGAGAATGAATAAAATATATATTGTCTACGAAATAGAAGAAAACTATAACTGGTCTAACGACCGTAACGATAAAGATTTTACAGATATCTTTTTTGTAAGCTCTCTAGAAAAAGCAAAAGAATTTTTACAAAGAGCAATTGCAGAAAAATACTATGGACTCACACCCACTACAAAAATCATGATTAGCGAAAGTTTCGTTGATAAGTATGATGATCAGTCCAATGTGTTGTTCGAGGGAAAAATTAGCAAATTTCTTAAACAAAAGGTTTAAATATGCATCCAGACGTTAACATAAAAGCATTAATAAACGAAGTTGAAAAAGACCTAAAAGAGCAAGAGACTTTTTTAGTCAAGTACGGATGGAGAAAAAAAGAAGGCGATTGTACGATTTGGATTAGCCCGAAGGGTGAAGAACACAGTCATGACATTGGATGGTTTGGAGAGCACACACGGGCTTTTCCTAAGGCTCAAAATGACGTTGTGAGAAATAGCGGCTTTGTTCAATTTCAAATTCAAATTTTTAACGATGAAGAACATCCCAAAAACCGCCGAGGAACAGAAGAACCAATTGATTTTTTCTTTCCATGTATAAAAGACGGTAGACTCTATTACTACGACGAAGCGGTTTCGCTGGCGTGTTACAACAAAGAAACTTCCTTTTGCACTAATCGCTGGTTAGAAATAAAAAAGTTGATTGAGGACAAAATTTCGCTTGACACTATCCAGATGGATGATATAATAAAAGTAATCGAGTTTTATGACGAAAAAAAGAACGAATTCGGATTCAAATTGCCACGGAAATTGCAGAAGCTTGATCCAGAAGTTGCAGAAGATCTTAGAAAATGGATGAATATAGACGATTTGCTCGTCAAGGAAATACTGAAAGATGTATAATCTAAAAGACATCTATGTTGATCTTGGCTCTGATGAAGAGATTCAAAAATGGAAGGTTTTTATTAATGAAGGATTTCATAAAAGTATGTACAGACTAACTTCACCCGATAAATTAACAATCAAGCCTCACGTTTGCAATACGCCGGAACTTGCAGAAATTGTCAGGAATTACATTGAGTCTCGACACAATTGCACTATAATAGTAGAAGAACGCCCCGGCAAGATGTACTTCGATTGTCCGGGTTCAAAGTGGATAAACCCTAGCCTTTACGATGTAACGATTGGAATTATCGAGACAAAAGTAGACGAAGCTGGAATATTGGCGTATCGCATAGGGGCTATGGAGCACGACTTTTTAAGGGGCTTTTCAAGAATACAGTCTTTCTTGGAAAATATTTGCCTGTCGGAGTCGGAACTGATTGAATGCAAAGAATTTGTCCGGGCAAATCAAGACCAGTTAAATAAATGGCATAAAGAAGTTGATCTAATATTTTATAATCAAAAATCAAGGGAAAAGTAAATGAATATTGATAAATTACTAGCAACAGTTCCAGTTGATGTAAAGAATGCTATTGAAGAGATTACTCATAAGGCAGGCACACATGGCGAAGACTGGGTGTTATTAGAAGTAGCAGCTAAGTTGCTTTGTGAAGCCCGGCAAGAACGTGATCAATACATAAATTTGTACTTTAGTATTTCTAATGAACACACAAAGTAAACTTGATTCTATCTTAGAACAGTTAGTTCGAAATAATTTTTTAGCTGAAGATCACTATGCCAGCGACTACTGTAAATACTGTCTCACAGAGTATGGCAACTATTTCAAGCGTGGATTCGACAAACAATCTACTCAAACAAACCACAAACCTGATTGTTTGTATAGGCTAGCTGTGGAAATCTTAGAAGAAAGGGCAGTATAATAATGGGAATAAAACTTTTTAGCGATTCGCCTCGATGCTACAAAGAGATTAATCCGCCCGACCCTAATCCATGTAATTTTTCTATTCTATATATTTATGAATCTTCGCTAGTTGATTTTTGTATTGTTATGGCAAAATATCATGGATGTACTACGTTCGATGGCAAAAAGCTAATGCTGGTAAAAGGAAGAAAAAAAGAAATTAAAAAAATGACAATGCTAGATCCACATTTACTGGGAAATGGTCACGTTGTTGTTGCAAGATTTGAGCCTAATGACGAAGGCATTGAAATGATCGTGGCGTTATTAAAACTTATGGAGGAAAGTGCCTCATGAACATACCACAAGATATTTATTATATAAAATTAGCTCGTGACATAGAATACTTTCTATTCGACAATAAGATAGTTCACTGGCCTATTGATTTAGATTATGATTACGATAGAAATCGTGCTGATCTTACTATGGAAATAAAAAAGGGCGAACTAGACGATCTTGAAAAATCAAAAATGCTTAGCACAATATTGGCTAATCTTAATTATAAGTTATCACATACCGGCCCTAGAACAGACGTTTTATACGGCCATTTAACTGTAGTTCCGATGGAGAATGAAGATTCTATCACATTTCATATATGTTTTATTTGCTAAAAAATGAAAAAATATTACTATATTTGCAACAAATGCATTGACAATCAGGAAGTTGAATGCTATACTATTGGCATAATCGAAGAACGGGCCTGCGACATTTGCAGAAAAAGCATAAGTCCTGAAAACTTATCCTGTGTTTCAGCAAAAAATAGTTTAAAAATTTTACTTAGATACATGAGCAAAGAAGATATAAAATGGGAATGACAGCCAGATTTAAATGCCAAAGCTATTTTATTGTAAAAACAAAAAAGACAGATTTTTCTTTAGGTCGCACTTTTACAATTGCGCATCCTGTACCGGAAATAGATTTTAACATCGCTAATTATATAGAATACGATCATCATTATGATATAATTGTTATGGATGGTGGAGAAACGGTTACTATTATAAACGTGCCAAAAAACATGATTACCATTGCAAACAAACACCTAAAAGGAAATAAGTCATGAGAGATTTTTACGCCAGAAAACAAGAACGTATAATGCACTACGAAAAATATGTTAAAGGCTGGAAACAGCGACCGTGTTCTGCCTGCAATGGGTCGGGCAGATATGATAGTACAGATTCACCAGAATGCGGCTGTTGCGAAGGAACCGGAAAGGAGAGATATAAAGATGAGAAAATTAAAATTTCGTGCCTTTAATAAGTCTACCAAAGAAATGTATCCGTGTGCGGGGTTTTTGTCAGGACAGGTTATAATAATCAAAGACAGTCAAATTCTTGGTTGCAAAGATGATGATTGGGAGATACAGCAATACACGGGTCTTGCAGACAAGGATGGTCGAGAAATTTACGAGGGTGATATTGTACAGTCAATCTACAACAATGAAGTATGCTTGGTTGATTTTAATGATAAAAATTATGCCAGCGTTTTAGGATGGAATCTTTTGAGCATAGGATACTTCAAAGAGGATAAATTCATTTTCAATGATCCTAAAATTCAATCGGACGGTAAGTTACCTGCTACGGAGTATTATTATGGACGTTCTCCCGGAAAGAATTGGGAAATTATCGGCAACGTTTATGAAAACCCGGAGTTGATGCAGCATGAATAAACAATTTTTACTTGAAGTATTAAAAGACACCATTGATATTTTTATTCTTTTTATAAAAGCATCTTTGTTTATATTACCGGGAGTTATTTCATTTTTATTATTCCTTTTTGGAATTGGAAGTTTACTTGTCAGTCCAATACTAGCAATTGTATCATTAATTTTCGCACCGATAATGATGTTTATTAGTGTATTTTTTGGCAAATTATTTTTTGAATAGGCGAAACATGAATAAACCCTTTTTACTAATAGCGGGCTTCAATCATTATCCATTGTCAGGAACCGAAGATTGGAGAGGCACTTACTCAACCTATGAAGAAGCTGAAGAAGCTTTAAAAGATATCGAACGTGACGATTATGACTGGTATGAAATAGTTGATCTCAGAGAGTTGACACAATGAAACCTTACTTAATTAGTATAGAACTAGAACGCTTGCAAACCAAAATAGATGCGTTACTAAAAGAAAAGAGAGAACTCATAGATAAAACAATCAAGGAGTGCGAACATCCTTTAGGAGCTATTCGCGAGAGTCCTTACGTGCTGACGACTACGCTAGCTGGCGATAGCCTGCCTCCGTACCTAGTCTGTACGGCTTGCGGCCTGAGCGAGCAAGGATGGGGGTCGGGATACAAAAAATTAAAACACGCTGACAATAAAAATGTAAAACAAATAACCCGCGAAGAATGGGCGGAAGTATGTTTAAGGGTAAATCATGGATAAATATAAATACAGACTTTCATACACTGCATGGTACAGCTCAGATCATTTAAGTGTAGATAGCGATGATTATCATCAAGAATTCGATACACTCGAAGAAGCCTTAAAAGAATACAAAAATCTTAAAGCTAAAAACGGAACGATAGACTGGCCCCGTAATAATTTCCGTCTCATAAAATATAAAGAAGTAGAATTATGCGAAAACCAAGCATAAATGCGTAAAGTCTAAATTTACTAAAGAAGAAATAAAAATGTGTAAAAAATGCGGATACAAAAATGGTGACACCATGCACTTACTTTACTGGCAAGCCGAATGGTTTAAAAGGTTTATTACTACATGGTGGCATATAATTAATCGCCGGGCTTATCATAGATGGTGCAAGAAAAACTGTAATAGTTTTATTCGTTCTTTAAAAACAGATATACCAGATGAAGGCTTAAGAATGGAGTTAGACGAATTTCTAAAATGATCTTTACGTTTTTAAACGGCGATGTTATAAAAACATCCGAAATAACTCTAGTTTCTAGAATTGAACAGTATGATATAAGCAGATTTGCACATAAATTTTATTACAATATAACCTTAAATAATAAAATTGAAATAGAAAGATACTTAATTTGCTCTATAGATAAACACGAGATATGTAAACAACTTCAAAATTCTTTTTATATATCAGTAAGACCTATGTATGAAATAAATAACGTTAAAGGATTTGACAAAGGAATACAAATATCAGCTTCTTATTTATCGTTCGTTAAATGGGACGAACAGAATATCATTGATTTTGAAAAACTAGATTCATTTAAACTTTTTAATCAGGAGCGTTTAGACCTCATAGATAAATTATCATAAACCAAAGGAATAAAATGTCAGTTAATTACACTCAAAAATGCATACTTGGATTAGAATTTGATATTGAAAAATTAAAAGTTATAGATAAAAAGGCTCTGTATGAAACTCAGAATAGATATGATACAAAGACTGGAGAAATTATTAAAACAGAAAACGTAAAAATAAAAGACGAGGAATATCATTATGAATTCATGGGAGAATCTTATCAAGATTTATATAGTATAAGTTATGAGTATAAAGATGTTTCAGTTATTGTTGATGGGAACTCTTTATTTTTTGGAATATCTTTAGGTGAAACATATGATTACGGAAGGGCTACATTAATAGAAGATAGCATATCAATACCAATACTTTTAGAAAACGTAGAAAAATTGATAAAAATACTGCCGGAAGCACTTCATACTCAAATAGAAATTTATTTCATAGGAATGGTTGGATAATATGCAAGTAAAATATTTAAGGCAAACAAAGCCAACTAATTGCGGTCAGACTGTAGTAGCAATGCTATTTAATATTACTATCGAGGCAGCGGAACAGCTTATCGGTCATGACGGAATCACCACCGAAGCTGAAATCGTCTCGCTTTTAACAAAGCACGGACTTATACCTTATGAGAACGGTAATACGTCGGTTTGGCTACAGCTTCATAAAAATCCAAGAAATTCTAAACAAAAACACTGGACATTATTGGTCAATGGTGATATAATAGATCCGTCCGGGCGAAAAGCCGAAGATTTGTGGCCCGTGGAAAAATTCTGGATCTTAAACTATTGAGGTAAAATGATAACTACATTAAATGGTAATTTCGAATTAGACGGTATGGATAATTGCCAAAGTGTTGAACTCCTATATAATCGTGTATGGGAATCGCACCTACTTGATGTTATAAATAAATATGTTATTCCGGGAAGTGCAGCAGTAGATGCTGGCTGTAATTTTGGAACGATGTCTATACCTATAGCCCGCAAACTTGGACCCTTAGGGCAGTTATATTCCTTTGATATTAGTTTGTACATGATCCGTAAATTTCTAAATAATATCGAGCTAAATAATAATCTTGCGGCAATACATATTGTTAATATGGCACTATCTGATAAATGCGATGAATATGTATATTTCAATGATATTGAGTTTGAAAACAACCTACAGGTTAACTATGGAGACATAAGAATACATGCCAGTAAAGACAATCACTTCGGGCAAATGATTAAAACTACAACTATTGATACTTACAATCTAGACAATGTAAGTTTTATTAAAGTTGACTGTCAAGGATATGACTTAAAGGTGTTAAGAGGGGGTGTTAACACTATAACTAAATGTAGGCCCGTGGTAGTTTTCGAATGGGAAGAACATATGGCCCAACCTCACGGAGATACTTTTCAAGACACTATTGATTTTTTTTCTTCTATAAACTATGGAGTAGAAAAAATAGCAAAGGATGACTGGATTGCAAAATACAATGGATAATCTTAAATTTCCTGACGAATACTTTTACGGGCCTTACGATTTAACTGAATACAAAAAAAGTGTTGAGTCGGGCCGTCAAGCTGCTAAAAAACTCAATGTTTTATTCTGTGCTGCGTGTAAAGATGTTGCGGGCACAATAAAAAGAATGCTAGATATTGTAGATTACACGGGCAGTCTATTTAATTCTTACGATATATTTTTGTATGAAAATAATAGCTCTGACGGGACTCCCGATATTATTAGATGTATGAACAACCCGAGGGTAATATTACAAAGTGAACACATAGAAAACGCAGGATATAAACGTAACGAAGTAACTTTAAATCAACGGTGTAATTTTATAGCTAACGCCCGCAACAAATACGTTGATTACATTAATGCTAACGCAGGCAAATATGATTATATTTTTGTTTTCGATACTGATATTGAGGGTGGCTGGTCTTATAACGGAATATTAGATTCTATTAACATAATGAATAATAAAGCATCCGTTGGAGCAGTAACATCATATTGCGTTTTAGCATCACACGATTGTAAGAATTTAGAAGAAATTGATTCAAAGCACTGGATGATGTTTGATTCATTTGCTTTTAGAAAATACATGTCAGAAGAAGATTTTCCCAACGATATGAATATGTACAATTATATTAAATCAAATATAGGTATGCCTCCTTTTTTGGTAGACTCTAATTTTAATGGACTCGCCATATATCGCCCGGAATGTTTTCATGATAATAAATATTACGTCACAACATATGGACGAGATGACCATACAGACTCGGAACATGTTGGATTCCATAAAAATATTATCAAAAAAGGAATGAGTGTAGTTCTTAATCCCAGTATGGTAACATCAATTTCTAAACATAAATATTATGAATAAAATGAAAACACACAAAACAACTTTTACTGTTTATCCTAGCGACTGCAACTATATGAAAGTGGGCGATGGCAGTCCTATGGTTCACGGCGGTACTATGCTTTTAAAAATGGATCGGGCCGCAGCAGAATTAGCCCGTCAATATTTATATGGCACAGGATGCGACTCTGCTTTAACAGTCGGTGTTGAAGAAGTCAAGTTCTTACACGGAGCAAAGCTTGGGGATTATATCATAATAACAGTTACCCCCACCGGATTCGGTAAAAAAAGAATGTCGTTTTTGGTCGAATGTCATGTAGAGGCTTGGGGTGGAGAGAAAAAATTAGTTGCCTCGGGCGTTTTTAGTTTCTGTTCTTTCAAGAATGGACAATCCCATCCTCACGATATTACTATGAATAATAATTCTAATAAAAATAAGGTATATGACGTATGATTATTGCGGGAACTGGACATAGACCATCTTACTGTCCGTGTCTTTATGATGCGAAGCATCCTTGGCTTATAGAAAGAAAAAATGACTTACGAGAATGCTTAGTTGCATACGGGCCGTCTCTTGTTATTACTGGCATGGCTATTGGTTGGGATACTTGGTTAGCACAAGAGGCTCTATTTTTAGATATACCTATTGCGTGTTATATTCCTTTTCCGGGACAACAGAATAAATGGCCGGAAGAATCCCGTAAGGAATACGATCATATTCTTTCGCGGGCTAAAGTAATAAAAAATATTAGCAACTCGTACTCCAAGAATGCGTTTTTCAAGCGTGATGAAGCAATGGTTGATGATTGCACGCTAGTATTTGCTTTATGGAATCAAGAAATACAGTCGGGCGGAACTTATCATACCGTTCAATATGCTCTGTCCAAGGGCAGACCTATTACAAATTTTTGGTGATTATGAGAACTAAATTGATTATGCATCAGTCTACTTGGGATTATCTTAATACTAATTATGATAAATATAATATAAAAGTTCATATAAGCCAAGTAGCTATGAAATTACATGGTCATGAATTAATAATAGATAATTTTTTATGTACCGAAACAATAGATGAACCTAATGGATATATGTTTCCTAGAGAAAAATTTGTAACTTATGATCCATCCGACAGAGAATGGTGTGAACCACTAGGAATAGGAAGAATGGGCAGAGGGTTTAGATTAGGAAGTATTTTTTCTATGAATGATTTCGGACTTTTAGATTCTTTTCTTCTTTCCAGTAAAAAAAGATCGACAGTTTTTAATCCGTTCGAAAAAAGGTTTCAAAAATGATTGCTTGCATATGCGGATTCTCGATAGAAATGATAATACTGGTGGTTACAATTGCATTCGGGCTTATTATGGATAAGCTCGTTTGTTTTTGCAATAAATGCCGTGGGGGAATTAAAAAATGTCGAAAAAACTAATTGTTTCCGGGCATGTCCTGACGGGATTATATCCATATGATAAAGAATATTCCCGCAGAAATGAATTGTATGCAGACTACAAAGAATATGCCGACTTTTTAGGGGCTGATATAGAAATAAAAAAAGATCATATTTATAATACTTTAGATTATGTATGGGAACACGGGACTTGGCTAAAGCTTGATGCAGTAATAAGATTTGCGACTAATGATCGGTACGATAAAATGCTGTGGATAGATTCCGACGTAGTAATAAACAGGGGGCTAGCATATAAAGTAGACCCGCTGGAATTATATGCCAATAATCCCGAACAGCCCGAGATAGCTATAGTCTATGACAATTTTTTACCTCTACACTATCATACCTTTGATGAATTCAGTAAGAAAAAGTATGACTTTTACGAGTTTATGTTTGGTGACGAAGTAAAGCTTTATCACAAAATTAACTCGGCGATGTTTGTAATTAATAAAAAAGCCGCAAAAGTAATACACGAAACCATGCTTGATTTACCCATGAGTATTATTTATGGGTATAAATCAGTACATGGATATTTTCCGACCGATGAATCTATCATTGAGTTGGCAATGCCGCACTTAAAGCATGAATTTTTCGGCAATATTACTGAAAGCAATACTGGGGAAGTTAAGGCGTTTACTCATTATTGCGGTATAGACCAAAAACGCACATTATTTTATGAGTAGAAAATGACAAAAAAAGATATTTTATGCAGGCTAGATGATTCTTATAGTGAAGCAATGCTTGGAACTACCGAAGAAGTTGATTATGAATTTTTCATTCCGCATGAATACGAGTATGTAACACTTGAAGAATTTGACAAAGACGACGAAGAAGAAGAAGTAAGTGTAGCTTCCCTTTGGGAGAATATAAGAAAGAAGAAAGAAAGAGAAGGTAAAAACTATAAACCCGCTAAGCCCGGCGAAAAAGATAGGCCAGATCCTAAAGCATGGAAAAAGGCACAGTCAAGAGCAAAAGCATCGGTGATTGAATTTTTCTTTAGGGAGGAACAAACCGCTCTTGATATGGCAAAAAAGATCGGCTTGAACAGTATATTTACGCACACGACAAAAGACGGTGACACTTTTTATATCCCCGGAACTTGCATGGAGGATTTAAATGAGTGGTATGAAAACGAAGAAGAAATTTCTGAGGAATTAAATGAAGAAGCTATGGCCGCTGAATATCAGGGGCGTAAAGTAACTTTGAATAAACCTTTTAGAACTTCAAACGGCCCAAAGAAATTTGCTGTTTATACTAAAAATGAAAGCGGTAATGTTGTTATTGTCCGGTTTGGTGATCCAGAGAGATCTATAAAAAAACATATACCGGAGAGGCGTAAGTCATTTCGGGCAAGACACAAATGCGATACTGATCCCGGCCCAAAATGGAAGGCCCGTTATTGGGCATGTCGTAGCTGGTAATTATTTCCAGAACCAGCTTGACAAAACTCTCTCCTGTGCTATAATCAAGGCAGGAGAGAAAAATGAAAAAGAAAATTGTAGACGATAATTTTGAGATTACGCTGTGCGTTACTTCTAAATCTGCCGATTATAACGCCGAGGCATTACTTGATAATATTACGAGTGCTGTTGGCACTTGCATTTATGATTACGTGAATGAGGCAACGGCTAAAAAGCTTGCAGGGTTTATAAAATCCATAACAGCTAATAAAGTTGTTCTTAGCGATACTCCTCATAGTGTTGCTATTTATACAAATAACGGATTTTTTTATGTTAGAATGGTTTCATTGTTACGTTATAAATTGACTGATCCCAATGGAAAGGTTAAATTTTACCGCAAGCAAGAATTTATCGAAAACTTGAATAATCTACTACTGAAAGGAAAAATTGAAGATGAAACGGAAAATCAAAGTAACGATTGACAGGTCTAAGTGGCGAACTGGATTAAATTCCACTAACCGAACAGGGGAGGGCAGAACGGCACTCTTGAATAAAGAAGGCTATATGTGCTGCTTGGGATTTTGCATGGCTGCATCAAAAGTGGCGAAGAAAAATTTGTTGGATATAAGTGCTCCCAGTGGCTGTCTTAACCAACATGTCATCGACCCAAATAAAGCAATGCGGTCAAGTGGCGTTCGGGCTTTAACAAAAGAGTCGCTGACTACATGTTTAAGTAATTCGGAACTTGCTTTTGATGCTATGAAAATAAATGATTCGGTGAAAAGCACCCCTGAAACTAAAGAAAGGCAATTGCTTGAACTATTCAATGACTCAGTATTTGAGTTAGAATTTATTGGAGAATACACAAAGGAAAAAAATGAGTAATTTTAAAGTTGGTGATACTATTTTGGTACGGGCTACAGCCGGAAGAACCGAAGGAGATAGGATTCAGATTTGGTTCAGCGGTCCTGTGGCATTGTTCATTCCAACAAGCGAGTGCCTACCTGCCGAACCGTCAGCCGTTTCTTGCGATACCCCAACGGCTTCGGAAATGAATGCAAAAACTAAACAGTGCATTATAGATTATTGTATGGACAAAATAAACGCAAGAGCAGAAATAGGTTATAGCGACTGGTGGACAAGAGAATCACATATTGTTAACTCTAAACATATTGTTGCGGTCCTTGAACACTTTAAAGATAAAGGCTATGAGACCGAACTGGCTAGTGACGACGTAACTATAAGTTGGTAATTTTGCAAAATTAATTCCGAACTTGCTTGACAGATCGATTTTTTGTGATATAATGAAACTCAACAATTTCGACAGTGTTTTTTTTGTTCTATAGTCAACATAGCGTAATGACTCCCTTTGTATGAAAATTTGTGTTACCGCTATATTACACACACTTTATGAGGAAAAGATGAAAATTTTACCAATTTTGATGTCCGACAGCTATAAACAATTCCATCCTTGGATGTACCCCAAGGGCATGATTAAGCTCAGCAGCAACATGACTCCTAGAAGCTTTAAGCGTTTAGGTTGTGATAGAGCAGTATGGTTCGGGCTACAATATTACATTCAAGAATATCTTGTCAGGCAATGGAGAACTAATTTCTTCGATAGGCCGCTGGAAGAAGTTTTGACCGAGTACAAGCGTTTTCATAAGCACTTTAGTTTTATTGATATAGACACTGAACACATGGAAAAGCTGTATAAGCTTCAATATCTACCAATAGAAATTAAGGCATTGCCCGAGGGCACTCTTGTTCCCGAGAAAGTTCCTTTTTTTACTATTACAAATACTCACCCGGACTTTGCTTGGCTTGTCAACTTTCTAGAAACTCAAATGTCAACGGTTATTTGGGATATGACAACAGTAGCAACTATTGCCCATATGTACCGCAAGCTACTAAATAAGTGGGCCGAAAAAACCGGCGATCCATCTTTCGTGCAATGGCAAGGACACGATTTTGCTATGCGTGGCCGAAGCAGTATGGAGTCTACACTTAATCAGGCTGGACACTTACTATCGTTTACGGGCACTGATACTATTCCTGCGGTATTAATGCTGGAGGAATATTACGATGCAAACATCGAAGAAGAATTAGTTGGTTCTAGCGTACCGGCTTCGGAGCATTCAATTATGTGTGCTAATGCTGATTATTACGAAGAAGAAATAGAAGTAGAATACTCTGTAGAAGTAATTTATAATGATTCTGGAGAAAAAATTTCAGAAAAAGAAATATTTATGTAACATTATGTTTTGATTTCTGGTGTATTATAAATTTAAGGAAAAACTAATGAAAAAATACACCGAACAAGAAATGCAGATTTTAAAAGATCAATATCATCAGAGTAGCAAAGATGAGTTATTAACATTGTTAAATCCTCATAGCTGGTCATCAATAAAAGATAAAGCTAAAAAACTTGGATTATGTAGAAAAAAACTTAGAAATTCAAAAATTTCTTTACTATTACCAAATACACTATTTAATTGTTATTGGTGGGGCTTCATTTTATCAGATGGTCATATTTCAGATAGAGGAGAGTTAGTTATTCAACTGCATGAACAAGATAAAAAACATTTATTAAAAATATCTAATTATATAGACAAAGATATACAATATCTGCGAAGCAAAAATATGGTTAGACTAACTAATATGGATATTATTAACTCTGAAAAGTTAAAGCATAAACTAGGAATTAAGAAAAAAAAGACATACAATCCACCAGATAATTTTGATTTTCTTCAAAATAAAGAAGAAAGAATTGCTTTTTTAATTGGATTTATAGATGGAGACGGCTCTATTTCTTATAGAAAAGGATCATTCCAATCTATAAGAATAATAGTTCACGAAAACTGGTTTAATGTATTAAATAATTTTTGTAATAAATTAGTAGATGATTTTTCAATATTAAAATTTACAGTTTCTTACAATAAAAGAAAAAATACACAAGTTTGTTTACATGGAATAAATAGATATAAATTTTTAAAAGATTTTATTATTAGTAATAAAATACCATCACTAGAAAGAAAGTGGAAAATATGAAAACAGTTATTGAAAAAAGAAAAAGAAAAGTCAAAATTGTAAAAACTAACGAATTAGCTTCTTATACTAGACTATTAGAACAATTCCCTGATGGTATACTATCATTAGTTAGTGATACTTTTGATCTTTTTAAGATTTGTACGGAAATATTGCCGCAGCTTAAAGATAAAATCATGGCTCGCAATGGCAAGCTGGTGATTAGACCTGACAGCGGAGACCCTGTAGATATCCTTTGTGGTAAAGAGTGGTCGTCTTTAGGTTATAATGGGTACAGAGACAGTGTTAAACCAAATGATAACGAAGCCAAGGGTGTTGTGGAACTTCTTTGGGGCGTATTCGGCGGAACTGTAAACGAAAAAGGTTATAAGGTGCTAGACCCTCACATTGGAGTTATCTACGGCGACAGCATTACTCTTGATAGGGCCGAGCGAATTTGTGCAAGACTTGAAGCTAAAGGCTTTGCTAGCACTAATGTAGTATTTGGAATCGGTAGTTACACATATAACTATAATACTAGAGATACATTAGGTATCGCAGTTAAGAGTACATACTGCGAAGTTATGGAAAATGAAGTTCTTGAAAAGCGTGAGATTTTTAAAGATCCCATAACTGACGATGGAACCAAGAAATCTGCTCGCGGGCTATTATGCGTCAAGAGAGACGAAAAGGGCAAGCTTTACCTAAAGGATAGACGTACCGAGGAAGAAGAACGCGACGAATCGTTACTTACTACAGTTTTCTGCAATGGAAATTACATAGTAGAATCATTTGCCGCTATTAAACAAAGGTTAGAAAATGAAAAAGCCTAAGTCGTACATATTTTTTCAAGATTCAACGCTCGTTATGCGGGAAATACAGTGTAACGGAGAAGCTTCTGAGGATATAAAGTTATTTCTCGCGGGCATGTGTGTTGCAATTCGAAATATATTACAAATTAAAGATGTATTTTTTGTTAACTTATACTGCGATCAGTGCGATGGCCCTAGCTTAAATTTAGTTTTTGGCTCTAATTATTATACAATTCATGTATTTTTATACAAAAAAGATTTTTCTGAATATTATAAAAACTTAATGACATTTTTGATATCAGTATTTGAACAGCACTCAGAGCCTACTGAGGAACAAAAACTACAACTAAACAATTTATACAATTCAAATTACTAAGGAAATAAAATGACAAAACAATTATTAAAAAATCACGTAGCTATTCTTCTAGATACATCTGGATCTATGCATAGTATCATAGGCGATATGCAAAAAGTGCTACAACAAAGAATTGAATTTTTACGCAAGATGAGTCTTGACTTTAATCAGGAAACGCGAATATCAATTTATACTTTCGATGACAAGCCCGAGTGTGTGGTATACGATACAGATGTTACTCGGCCCATAGATTTAGGTAAATTTAAAGCAAGTGGATCTACCGCATTATTAGACTGCTTAAATCAGGCTGTTTGTGAATTAGAATTACTGCCAGAAATTCATGGGGATCATGCCTACATAGTTTATATTCTATCTGATGGGGGCGAAAACTGTTCCAGAGCAACTAACGCTAAAACTATGCTTCAAAAAATTAAGTCATTGAAGGAAAATTGGACCATTGCAGGATATGTCCCCAGTATGGATGCTGGTAAGTATTTAGAATCTTACGGTATTCCAAAGGGTAATATCGAACGCTGGGATGCCGATAAAAAGGGTATCGCAGAAGTTGAAGATACATTCGATAGATCTATGACTCAATACTATAGCAGTAGACAATCGGGTGTAAGATCTTCACAAACAATCTTCTCGGGCCTAAAAGACGTAAACTCTACCAACGTAACTAAAGTTCTAGATGAACTGAGCAAGAAAGATTTTACTATTGTTATCAATGAGGATGTAAAAGCTTTATGGATTCGAGATATTGTAGAAAGTAAGACAAGTCTTAATTACATAAGAGGTAATTCTTATTATGAATTAGTAAAGAATGAACATGTTCAGCCCAATAAAAATATTATCATTCAGAACAAGAAAACTGGTAAGGCATATTCTGGCGTTAATGCACGTCAGCTTCTCGGGCTTCCGTCAAACATGGAAGTCAAGTTGAGTGTTGGCGACTACGGCGAATGGCTGGTGTATGTTCAAAGCAATTCGCATAACCGGAACGTCATTCCAAAGCAGAGGATTTTGGTGATGAAATAACTTGACATGGCTTAAAGCCATGTTATAATGAGAGGGGTAAAAAATGATTGGCGACATACTTGAAGCAGCATTTGCTGAAAGACGACGAAGAAAGGACAGTGGTGGAAAACTAATGGAAATCGCATGTAATTTTTTAATATGGATTTTTGGATTACTTTTATGGTTCACAGTCATCTCAATTCCCATTTTGGCAATGTGGAAGTTCGTAGATTTAATAATTTATTTGGGGGCGTGGTAACATGGTTGAAAAAATATGTGAGTGGCTCTTTATTGCGTTTATGTGTTTCGTCTGCATCCTCATGATGATATGCGCCGGTTTTACTTCGATGCGGTCTTACTAGGGAGTGTGGTAATGAACGAAATCGCAAGGATTGAATCATATCGCGAAGACTTACAGTCGCAAAGCACATTTCTCTTCGTGTTTTCATGTATCTTAACCATCGCAGTTTTGAGCCTGTCGCTGATTGTATGGTCTTGGCAGAAGGACGACAGTGAACGGCTAGAGCGGCTTGAAAGACTGCATCAGATTAAGCAGCCTCAAGAGCCTTGCGGTTGTTGTCCGCCGCTGGGTGTCTTGTCAGTTCAGGAGATATAAACAATGGAAATCGGCGACAGAATGAAAGATTACGAAAAGGCTTACGGTATGCAGGCAATGCCTAATTGCCCGATCATAGTTCGTATCGACGGAAAGGCTTTTCATAGTTTTACTTCAAATTTGAATAAGCCTTATGATGATGGTTTAGTACAAGCAATGGATACTTTGACTTATGATCTTTGTAATTTTAGTGATGCGGTTTTAGGATATACACAGAGCGACGAAATAACACTCGTGTTATCCAAAGAATCGCCGGAGCAAGAATTATTTTTCAGCGGAAAAATACAAAAGCTATGTTCCGTTCTTGCATCCTTTGCAACCTATACTTTCAATAACATTTTCAAAAACGAAGGAAAAATGGCACTATTTGACTGCCGTGTGTTTTCCGTGCCAAATTTATCCGAAGCTACAAATTGTTTGCTCTGGCGAGAGATGGATGCAGCACGAAACTCAATTCAAATGGCCGCTAGAACTTATTATTCGCATAAAGAATGCAATAATAAAAACTTTTCAGATCTTAGCGATATGCTAATTAATAAAGGTGTTAACTGGAATAATTATCCCGCACGCTTTAAACGTGGTGGTTATACTAAAAAGCTAAGAAATAAAATTACCGGAAAAAGATCATATTGCCCGCTAGATATAATGCCTCTAACACAATATAGTCACGAAGAAAGAGTTGAAATTTTATTTGGAGATTTAGTCAATGTCAATTAATGTATTTTTCACTTCGGATTCTCATTACGGGCACTCAAATATTGCCGGGCCTAAAGTAAGCTCGTGGAATTCTGGATATCGTAACTTTAATAGTACCCACGATATGAATGAAGCATTGGTTGAATCTTTTAACGAGGCTGGCGAGAATGATATTATTTACCATCTTGGCGATTGGTCTTTCGGTGGAAAACATAACATTGAAACGTTCCGCAAAAGTATTCGTTGTCAAAACATTTTCCTAGTTACGGGCAATCATGACAAGCATGTATATGATCACAGGCACCTATTTAAATGGATAAAGCCCGTATGGGAAGGAAAAATTCATGATACATATTTTTACCTTCATCACTACGCACAACGCATATGGAATATGTCGCACAGAGGATCTATAATGCTTTACGGGCATAGTCACGGCAGTCTACCAGACGACCCCGATCTTCTATCTATAGATGTTGGTTGGGATACTGAACTGTACGGACACGAAAAACATACATTGTATCATTACGACGAAGTCATGTCTATTATGAAACAAAAGAAGTGGACTGCTGTTGATCATCATAACACTAATACTACGGAGTGAGAAAATGGAAAAGTGCCCAAAATGCAATTATGACGGACATTGGAAAACGCCCAAGTCTAAGTATATGCTATGTTATAAATGCGGAAAGCAATGGATTCCGGAGAAATCCGAAAAAGACAAAAAGGAATATGTAAGCGTTATTGATAAATTATATGAAAAACTTGAATTTTAAACCTAACCAGATAACCGCCATAGTAATAGTATTCGGTGGATTATTATTTATTTTATACGATTTGTTCGCACTGTTCATTTTTAATGAAGAAGCAACAATAAGTTACGTTGTAAATCAGTGGGCATGGTCAAGCCCTCTGGCAGTTTATATCGCCGGTGTAGTAACTGGCGGTTTGGCTGTACATTTTTTAGCATGGGCACCATTAGAAAAACAGGTAGAAAGAAAAAATGAGCAAGTTGACAATAGTTAGAGGTCTTCCGGGTTCGGGTAAAAGCACGCTTGCACACAAGCTAGCGGAAGCCGATGGAAATAGTGTGGTATTAGAAGCCGATCAGTTTTTTATGATTGAAAATGATTATAAATTTACGTTCGACTTTTTAACCGTGGCACATTCTTGGTGTCTCGGGCAGGCTTTTTATCATTTATTTCGCGGCAAGAATGTTATTGTAGCAAATACATTCGTCGAGTATTGGACAGTTGATAAATATATTGAGGCCGCTTTTAAGGCTAAAATTCCTTGGGAAGTGGTAGAACCAAAAACTAAGTGGAAAAGCGATACGGTTCAATTGGCCGAAAAGAACGTCCATAAGGTCAGTCAGGCCGCTATTCAAAAAATGCTTGATAAATGGGAAACCACAAAAGAAATTATCACCAAACTTGAAGCAAAGGGCTGGGCCGTTTAATGGGTAAGGTCGGTATTTTTCTGGCGATACTACTTTATATGTTTATCGCCGCCGGTAATTTAAAAGATAAAGATTATCCACATGCCATGATGTGGTTTTGTTACGGTTTAGCAAACGTGGCTTTGCTATGGTACGAATATACAAAAGAGGTTTTATGAATTATAACAAAGTTATAGTGGGCGGAAGGCTTACTAAAGACTCAACGCTAACTTCTACCACTAGCGGAAAGAAAGTTTTGGAGTTTTCTATCGCTTGTAGCGATAAGTATGGAGACAAAGAAGAAGTGCTGTATTTAGACTGTGTCATGTTTGGTGAGCGGGCCGAAAAGGTCGCACAATATTTAGTCAAGGGAAAGCAAATGCTAGTTGACGGAAAGCTGCGGCTTGAGAATTGGACCGGATCTGACGGAGTTAAGCGGTCGAAACATTCATTACTCGTTGATAATTTTAATTTTGCAGGATAATATGAAGAACTTATTAATGATTGTGTGTGTATTTTTTCTTTCATTAGAAGCTGCCGGGGCGGATAAAACTTCGTCCGGGCGACCTCATTCCGCAAATTCTTCCGAATCTAGGAATTCTTTTCAGAGTAGACCAAATATTTTTGGTGGTCAAAGATATTATAGTTCTGGCAGGCCGGTCGGGTATTCTCGTCCAAACATTTATGGCGGTCAAAACTATAACTCTTATGGCACCAAAAAGAAATAATGAAGAAAAAAATTAATGTTGATTTAAAAGATCTGGCATATGAAAGGGCACTATTGTCGGCCATATGTCAGATGGGACTGGAAGTATTTATTGATGTAGATTATATCACTAATGAAACATTCACTGAGCCGACAAACCAGATAGTATTCGATATTGCTAAAAAATGTATCTATGACGGTAGCACTCTAGATCTTTCTACTATTTTGAGCAAAGCTTCTTCTTTGGGGCTTGCGAGCTTATTTGAAAATAAAGACGAATTAGAATATATTAGATCGTTATTTAATTTCCCCGTAAACAAAAACAATGTAACAAATTACGCCGCAAAACTTACGAAGCTAAAGCTTCTTAGGGATGCCCGCAAAGAGTTTCAGAAAGCAATGGATGGCCTCTCTCAATTTACGGGCGAGGAAGATATTGCGGATATTCTCACAAGTATTGAACAACCCGGAAATAATCTAGCTCAAACAATATATAATAGCGATAATAGTAAGCCCGTAGAAATCGGCGTTAACATGTATGATTATGTAGTGGAATTACTAAATAATCCTGCGGGCTTCAATGGTATAAAAACTGGTATTGAAGAATTTGATAAGGCTCTAGGTGGCGGTTTACGCAATGGGTGCGTCGATGTTGTTGCGGCCCGACCTAAAACTGGCAAAAGTACACTCGGCCTACAAGTGTCGAAAAATCAGGATGTATTATCTATACCTACCCTGATAATAGACACCGAAATGGATTCTGCAAGTCAACAAAATAGATTGCTCGCTAATGCTTCTGGCGTTAATGTTAATGATATTGCCGCAGGAAATAAAAGCTATGCAGAAAAAATGTTGAAGGCGGCAGAATCCTTGAAAGATTCTAAGATTGAGCATATTAATGTTTCCGGGCGTTCGTTTGATTCTATACTATCGATTATGAGACAGTGGATCTATCGCAAGGTTGGATTTAATAATGATGGAACCGCAAAACCGTGCCTCATTGTTTATGACTATTTAAAACTTACGAGCGGCGATAATATCACTGAGGCTATGAAGGAATATCAAATTCTTGGATTCCAGATGACAAACCTGCACAACTTTATGGTAAAATATAAAGTGCCGTGCTTAGCGTTCGTACAGTTAAGTCGGGAAGATGATATCGCCCAATCGGATCGTATCTTGTGGCTCTGTACGAGCTACACCAAGTTCAAGGAGAAGTCTCAGCAAGAACAGGCCGATGATATCGCTGCGGGAGTTCCGGTGCCGTATAACCGCAAGCTAGAGCCTCAGGTAGCCCGCTACGGACCCGCTATGGACTTTGGTAACTATATCAATCTCCGCATGGAGGGCGAATATAGCAGATTAACAGTTGGCCCAACTAGAGATCAATTGGCCCGTGGCGTAAAAGTAGATGTTCAAGTTCCAGATATATCAAGTGTAGGACAAAATGACGACGACACAAAAGAAATATCTGACGGCCCAGCAAATTCCTGATATATTAGAATCTTTTAAGATAGATTTTAAATATAAGGCCGGTACATACTCTTTTGCATGTCCCGTTCATAATGGCGATAATGCTACTGCATGTACAATTTTTGAAGGCAGGCACGATATTCCAAATTGGCAGTGCTGGACACACCAATGTCAGAATACATACGGCAAAGGACTTTACGGTTTTATACGTGGGGTTTTATCGGCCCGTGGCGGAGAAGAAGTTGATTTTAAGGCCGTAAACAATTTTCTACGTAATAAGAATCTTGATTTTTTTGTTTCTATAGAAAAAACTCCTGCTAATCAGCAAAAGATTTTGACTCGGGCATTATCTGTGGGTACAAATAAGGTAACTAAAAATATAGACCGTGATTACATAAGAAAAAATCTTGTGTGTCCGTCTCCATATTTTTTGGGAAGAAATTTTTCTGCTGAAATATTAGACATGTTCGATGTTGGAGATTCGCATCAGCCCGGACGCATGATGCACGAAAGAGCAGTAGTGCCGGTATACGATATAGATGGATCTTATGCTGGTTGTTGCGGACGTACCATTGTTGGACATAAAGATAAATGGATTTATTCATTTAATAAGGGCAACTTTTTATACGGATTAAACCTCTCGTTGGAACATATACAAAAGTCGGGATGGGCAGTGATTGTCGAGGGAAATCCGGATCTTTGGGGGGTTTTCAGTCATGGTTTTCGTAACTCTGTGGCTATAATGGGAACAGCTTTTACTGATGAACAACTATTATTGCTGGAGCAAAGCGGTGCATTAAATTTATTAATATTTACAGACATGGATTCAGCCGGAAGAAATTGTGCAGATTCTATTGTTAAAAAGTGCGGAAGAAGATTTAATTATTACGTGCCTGAATACGGAGCGAAAGACCCCGGCGAATTAGGTGTGGAAGTAAAAAATATACTAGGTAATTATATTGATTTGGAGAAACTATGAAAAGTAAGGTTTTAGCTTTTTGCGGCAAAAAAGGTAGCGGCAAAAACACATTGGCGAATTTCTTGACGGGCTATCAGCTACGGGCGAATGAGATTATCAAAGATTTTTCGCTTGACGATAAAGGTAGATTATTTGCTTTATATGATGCGAATGGTAAAGATGCCGAGGGGCTTTTAGATCTAAACAGAAATGATTTTGACTTCGGAGTTTATGCGTCTCAAAGTATCTGGCCGTTCGTTAAGACATATGCGTTTGCAAATCCTCTAAAGGATATATGTCATGAACTTTTTGAGATTCCTAGGGAATTACTGCATGGTACTGACGAAGATAAAAACACGGTCATGGAGCATCTTAGGTGGGAAAACATGCCGGGAGTTATGACTCCTGAAATGTCTATATACGGACAAGACTATGTTGGAAAACATTCTGATGGAAGTTTCGAAGATGCTTGTTATTGGATGTATAAGCATGACCCCGGCCTTATGACTGTGCGTGAATTCCTACAGTTTATGGGTACGGAAGTCATGCGTAAGATATACCTGCCGGTTTGGGTAAACTTGTTAAAGAGACAAATTCAGTCAGAGCGATCTGATCTATCAATTATAACCGACTGCCGTTTTGATAACGAGATTGAAGGATTAAAATCTCTACCGAGAGAAAGCTATGATGTAAAATTCGTATATCTTACGAGATATATTAATGCTGATGATAAACATGCTTCGGAAGATGGAACTAATTTACAATATGCCGATCTTGTTCTTGATAACATGAATATGTCTTTAACAGATACGTGCATCGCACTTCAAAAACAAATATCAGACTGGGGATGGCTTGAATAATGAAAATAATTCTATTAGATCTTGACGGTGTATTAGTCGATTTTATATCTGGATACTTAAAAGTTTTAGGCAGACATGAAAAACATGACGATATTAAATCATGGAATTTTTACAGAGAGTGGGGTATTTCAGATGAAGAGTTTTGGGAAAAATGTTCTGTTCCGGGATTTTGGTATAATTTAGAGTTATATCCTTGGGCTAAAGAGTTTTATAGCTTACTTAAAAAACATGGAGACGTTGTTATTTCCACATCGCCAAGTTCCCACCCTTTATGCACTCAGGAAAAAATTGCTTTTTGTCAAGACAAACTAGGTATTAAAAGAAGAGATATAATGGTTGGAGGAAGAAAAGAATTACTTGCAGGTAAAGGTAGAATACTAATAGATGATTACACTGAAAATATCAATATTTTCAATAGATATGGCGGAAACGGAATTTTGTTTAAACAGCCTTGGAATAACGGAATAGATCGCCAAGAAATAATTGAAATTATTAACTTATAAATATTAACGGAGCACTTTATGGAAATTAGTTACGCCAGATCTTCACTGCTTGGTTCTTACGCCTACTGTCAGTTAAAAACATATATTACATACAACTTAGGAATTCAAGAACCTAGTCAGCTAAAAGCAAATTTGGGGACGATTACCCATAAAGCACTTGAAATATTAGCTAACTGCAAAAAACAAATACAGGATAATCCTAAAAATAAAAAATTTATATTCAACGATACGGATTTTGGGGAAATTAAATATAGCTATAAAACATTAATGTCGGAAGAATTTGTTAAAACTATATTAAATTTATCCTATGAATATTATACTAAAAACACTCCGCATTTAAACTATATTCGTAATGAGCATTATCCTTTTTGCGAAAAAATGGTGGACGCTTGCTTAAATATAAACAGTGGTCAATTTGATCCTAGAAAAATGAATATATTGCAAGCAGAATGCCCATTCGATTTAGAAGTAAAACAGCCTTGGGCTAACGGCTTAAGGCTGAAAGGCACAATGGATTTATTGACACTCGGAGATTCTGACACTATAGAGTATGTAGATTATAAGACAGGGGCAAGAAAAGATTGGGCCACTGGCGAGATTAAAGACCTGCCTAAACTGCAAAAAGATATACAACTATTGCTGTATTATTACGCAATAAGACAAATATTTCCGCAATACAAGAATGTAATTATGACAATATTCTTTCTGCGTGATGGCGGACCTTTCACCGTCTTGTACGATAGTAAGGACGAAGAATACTTCATGAATGAACTAAAAAGACTTTATATAGAAATAAAAAATAACAAAAATCCTAAACCGATCAATAGATGGAGAAGCGATTTTAGATGTCAAAAACTTTGCCATTATTACAAAACAAATTGGCCGGAAACTAAAACTAACATTTGTCAATACGTAGAAGATAACATAAAATTGTACGGAATAGAAGAAACAACACAAAATTTAAAGAAAAAGGGGTTTGAAACAAGTTTTTATCAATCTCCGGGATCAGTAAAATAATATGATTGAATTTAAAATTACAGACGAAATGGTTAGAAAAGCTTGGGCTAAATCTATTGATATGGGCAAGCTTAAGAATTCCATAACCGAAGGCGATGGAAATATTGCGGGATTTATCGGAGAACAGGTTGCAAACCTTGTGATCGGTGGTACAATAGTCAATACGAAGGATTACGATCTTGTCGGGCCTGATGGAACGACTTATGATGTCAAAACGAAGCGGTGTACTTCCGAGCCTATGGCTCACTATGAATGTAGTGTTGCAGCTTATAATACAGTCCAAAAGTGTGATAAGTATATTTTTATTAGAGTTGAGTTTGTTGATAATAAATATACTAGAGCGTGGTATCTTGGCAGTATAGATAAAAATCTATATTTCAATAAGGCCCGAAAGCTATACAAGGGCCAAAAAGACGGTTCTAATTGGTTTACTGTTAAAAGTGATTGTTACAATTTGAAAATTGAGGATTTGAATGACGATAACAATGCGGACAACTCAGAAGAGGGAAAAGTTTAGTTATTTTTTAAGTATTATTAAGTCAGCCGGTCTTATGTATAAATATGGCGGCATATCTCAACTATTTGACAAACTTGACTCTATAGATACCATTGGTATATTATACGTTGACGGGCTTGCTTGTTCTTGTGCTATAACAACTAAGAGTAATGCAATATTTGATATGTATAATATTGCTGCATATACACGTATGTCGTTCAGACATAAGGGTTATAGTAAAATGCTCTTGAAGAAAGTGCTATCTAGAGACAAACGAAAGTTTAAAAACAAGCTATACAGATCTTCCGACTATAAATTTTACTCTAGAATAATTACAAAGAATTTGGTGTTTTAATATGAATAAGAATCATTTTTGTGTTTTCGATTTTGAAACGGGCGGCGGCGAAAATCCGTCCAAGTGCCAGATAACTCAATTATCGGCAGTTATAATTAATCCTAGAAGTTTAAGGGTAGAACCCGGAGGAATATTTGATTCCGAGGTTCAGCCCATATTTGATAACGATAAAGCTATTGCAGCGGACCTAAATCCTGTTCAGCAAGAAGCTTTAGATGTTACACGTAAGACTAAAGAAAAACTTATGGAGGCTCCACCGGAAAAAATCGTATGGGAAAAATTCAAGCAGTTTATCAAACGGTTTAATATAAAAAATAGCGTATATACCGCACCTATTCCCGTGGGATATAATATAATAAATTATGACATGCCCATTATTAATAGGTTATGCCTGCAATACGGGCCTGCATCTAAAGATAAGCAGTCTATATTTAATCAATTATACAAAGTCGATTTGCTTGATTATTTTATGATGATGACTGAAAATTCGGTTAATATAACTTCCCGCAAGCTTGTTGATATGATGGATTTTATGGGAATGCCCCCTCATATGAAAGCTAACGCACACGATGGATTGCACGATGTAAAATGCACCGCTAATATTTTTATTAAGCTAATGCATTACCAGCGTGCTATTACTTTAAAAACAGATTATTCCAAGGCTTTTGCCGACAGCCCTTTATTTATAGAATAAAAAAATGACAGAATTTGTTCCTTGGGTTCCTCTACACCAACACTCAAATCTTAGTCTTCTGGACGGTTTTTCCGTTCCTAAAGATATTGCACAGACATGTGCTAGCTATGGTTATCGGGCCGCAGCTATTACTGACCACAGAAACGTAGCCGCCCACGTAAAATTCTTTAAGGCTTGTAAAGATGCCGGTATTAAACCGATTTTAGGCTGCGAATTTGATATATCAGATGATTTGTCCACTGTTAGAACTGCGGCAAATCGCTCTACTAATCACTTAGTAGTTCTGTGTAAAAATTTGGCCGGGTGGTATGAAATGCTTCGGGCCGTATCAAAAACAAACGATCCTAATTCTTTTTATTACAAGGCCCGCATATCTTTAGAAGAATGCAAAGAGTTTCTATCTAGCGGAAACCATGTAGCTATCAGCGGCCATGCCGGAAGTACAATTTGTGATATACTTTTTACTTCCACATCTGTTTACAGAAGCAAGAGTGAAGAACAAGCCCGGACATTTTTACGCGAAGACTGGGAAACAGTTCTGGAGCAACATATACAAAAGCATATTGATGTATTCGGCAAAGAGAATTTTTTTCTTGAGATTCAACTAATCGATAAAGAACATTTACCCATGACTTCCGTAACGGCTGAATGTCTAAGGTATATGTCTCAAAAATTAAACATTAAAACAGTGGCGACCGCAGATAGTCATTACGTTCGTAAGAGCGATGCTATTTACCAAAGAATTTTGCTATGTTCTAACTTGGGGCGTACCCTGCCGGGAGTCATGCGAGATATCCAGAACGGAAAAGACGTTCCTCTTGGTACATTCTTCGTGTCTGATAACTATCATATTCCTACATATGCTGAAATGCAAGCATTGCACACTCAGGAAGAACTGGAGAATGCAGTTTTGATAGCGGACATGTGTGAAGAGTACGACATTCTTTCAACTCCACAATTGCCAAAATTTGATTGTCCAAACGGTATGTCTGAAATCGAATATGTAAAACAGTTATGCCGTGAAGGATGGAAAAAACTTCCTTTTAAAAAACAAAAAGATCAAGTTTATATTGATCGTGTGAAGGAAGAACTTCAAGTTATTGAGGAAGCTAATCTGGCTGGATATTTTCTTATTGTTTGGGATATCATCAGATTTTGCAAGTCTAAAAACTGGAAAACGGGCGTGGGTAGAGGGTCAGCTTCAGGTTGTTTAATATCATATCTTATAGGCATTACAGGCATTGACCCCATTCCGTACAATCTACTATTTAGTAGGTTTTATAACTCCGGAAGAAAAGGTACTTTGCCAGATATTGATCTTGATATTCCGAGTCAACATAGGGATGAAATCATTCAGTATATTAAGACTAAATATGGTGAAGATAAAGTTTCACAGATGGCTACATTCTCTTCCTTAATGGGTAAGTCTGCCATGAAAGAAGTCCTACGCATTGAAGATGTTGTAACTCCAGCAGAAGCGAATGAAATCACGGAACATATTCCCGATAAAGCAGAAATTGCCGATGAATTAGAAAACATGGAAGATGCATCTATTATTAAATGGGCATTGATTCATAGAGCAAGCAAGCTGTCTCAATGGTGTACTATCGATGAAGACGATAACTTGTCCGGGCCTTTGGCGGGATCTTTTTATAGAGCCATACAAATTGAAGGCTGTTATAAATCTCAAGGCAAGCACCCAGCGGGCGTTATTATCTCTTATAGGCCGCTACAAGAGATTTGCCCCATCGTTAGGGATAAAGACGGAGCACCCATCGCGGGCTTAGAAATGGGCGATTTGGAGGCTTTGGGGCACGTAAAATTTGATATTCTTGGTGTGTCTATCTTAGATAAGTTAATGGATATAATTCCGCATTTGCCAGAAGGGTGTAATGTTGAAAATCTAGAAGATAAAGCGACTTGGAAAACTTTCGCAGATGGTGACGTAAAGGGTATATTTCAGCTAGAAAAACAAAAACGATGGGTTAAAAAATTAAAACCAGAAAACATTCACCATTTAGCTGCTCTAGTTTCAATTATCCGTCCGGGATGCGTTGAATCACTGGGAGAAGATGGTGTATCTATGACTCAGCACTATATCGACAGAAAAAACGGAGAAGAAGAAGTTCCAAGTATACATGAGGTTGTAGATAAGACCCTTAAGGATACATATGGAGTTTTGGTATATCAAGAAACAGCGATGTTATTGTCCAGAGATGTCGCAGGATTTACTCTGGATGAAGCCGATGAATTAAGAAAAGCTATTGGTAAAAAACGCACCGATGTTATGGCTAAAGTAAAAGATAAATTCTTCAAAGGTTCTTCCAGAGTATCAGTTACATCAGAAGAGATTACTAAAAAAATATTTGACTGGATTGAGAAATCGCAGCGTTACAGCTTTAACGCGAGTCATGCGTACTCATATGGACACAATGCTTATTATTCCGCGTACTGTAAAACTCATAATCCGATTAAGTTCTACGAAGTCTATCTAAATCATTCTAAAAATGGTCCCGACCGAATGGAAGAAATAAAAGATTTAGTAAATGATGCCAGACAGCATGGAATTAATGTTGTACCGCCATCTTTGAGTAATTTATATGAAAATTTTACTGCTGTTCCGGAACAAAATTCGATTGCTTTTGGATACGGGCACGTTAAAAATGTAGGTGTAAAAGAAGCAGCTAAAATAGAAGATATAAAATCCAAACACGATGTAGAGAAATTCAATTGGATAGATATATTATGCACTTTTAATAAAATCAATAGCCTTTCAATGAATGCACTCATCGCAGTCGGTGCTTTTAATGGTGACTATAATAAAAACAGTAGAGATAAAATGCTTTACGAATATAATACCTTTAAGGATCTTACCGATAAAGAAATATTATTTATTAAAGAAAACGTAGAAAATGACAAGGGTTTGCTGTATCATATAAATTTGCTTATAAATAAATATAAGCTCACAAGCAGTAGAATGGCTAAAGTTTTAGGAATGAAGTCGGCACTGGAAAATCCAATGTACGATATTAATGATTCTGCGGCTATGATATTACAAAAAGAGCGTTTTTATATGGGGCTTCCTCTTTCTTATTTAGGTAATGTATCTCCGGGAAGTTATTCTTCCGATACTACATGTCTTGATGTTGTGAGCGGAAATGCTAAGGGGACGATTAATCTTATAGTTAATATAACAAATGTTAGAGAACATAAGGTCAAAAGCGGTAAGACGGCGGGCCAAATGATGGCTTTTATTAGTGGTGAAGATAGTACAGGATGCTTGAAGTCTATTGTTGCTTTTCCTAAAGAATATGCAGAATACAGAGCTTTGTTAGTTGAAAATAACAACATTATGATTCAGGGATCGGTAGAATCTAGAAATGATGAATACTCGTTAAATGTTAGGAAAATTGTACAGGTTTAAATATGAATAATTGTTATTTTGTCGGAAGAATATTAGAAGATTTAACTCTTAATGTTGAGCATGATTGTAATGTGTGTGATTTTGTCATAGAAGTTGAAGAGAAGTGGCAAGGAAAAACTGATGGTAAAAAAAATATCATTAAAACTATGATTAACTGCACTGCTTGGGATAAAGGTGCTGACGCATTATATGCCAAACTCGTCAAGGGCGATATGATTTTTATTGAAGGCTCCTTACGTCATGACGAAGACGGAATAGATTACATAAGAGTCAACAGTTTCAGAAAGGCATATTAATGAAAAAAATATTGCTATGCACAGAGTTTAGCGGATTTAGTACGGGATACGGAGTTTACGGTAGAGAGCTTCTAAGCAGGCTGTCTAAACACTACGAAGTGGCCGAGCTAGGTTGTTACATAACACCTGATGATCCAAGAATGTCTAATTATCCTTGGAGGGTTTATCCGAACAAGCCTAGCGAAAACAGTCCTGATTATAATAATTATTTAGCGTCTAGTTCTTTTGAATACGGCGAATATACATTCAACAATGTATTATTAGATTTTAAACCTGACTATGTCATAGACTTTAGAGATCCTTGGGCGTTTGAATATCAAAGCAGATCGCCGTTTCGGAATTTTTACAACTGGCTTATATGCCCAACTGTAGACGCTAGACCACAAAATGCTGACTGGATGGAATTGTACGGAAATGCCGATGGTGTTTTAACATACTCTGAATTCGGCAAAAAAACTATTCTGGCTCAATCTAGCAATATTAACGTCTTAGGAGTTGCAAGTCCTGCGGCGAGCGAAAACTACAAGCCTTTTACTATAGAAGAAAAAAATCAGTTGCGGGCCTTCAATAATATTCCTCAGGATATTTATATTCTAGGCACCGTTATGCGTAATCAGCCTAGAAAATTGTTTCCGGAATTATTTAAACTATTCAAGAGATATGTCAGAGAGTCGGGCCGTAGAGATGTTTACTTATACTGCCATACTGCATTTCCTGATGTTGGATGGAATATTCCGGAATTATTAATGGAATCAGAATTATCCAGTAGAGTTCTTTTTACTTACAAATGTAAGACTTGCCAAAACATATCTGTCGAGCATTTTTCCGATACAGTAAAATACTGCAATAAATGCGGAAACTTTAGTAAAAATATCGCGGGCGTTAATAATAGCCTGACAGAACAAGAGCTTAACTTTGTATATAACCTATTTGATGTATATATTCAATACGCTACAAATGAGGGTTTTGGAATTCCTATAGTAGAAGCGGCTAAAGCGGGTGTTCCGGTAATGAATGTTAATTATTCTTCAATGGAAGATTTTTCACAAACGATATCTACTATACCTATTGATGTAAAAGAATATGTTAAAGAGGCTTCTACTTCAAGATTGCTTGCAGTCCCCTGTGAAAATTCGGCAGTAGATATTTTGTTTGATTTATTCTCTCTCCCAAGAGATTACATGCATTCATCTCTTGGAAAAGCCTGTCATAAATTATCTAGTGATTTTTATTCTTGGGATAAAAACGCACAGGTTTGGATCGACGCAATCGAATCAATTCCTTTAAAGAGTAAAAAATGGAATGATCCCGTTGAAATTTTGCAGCCGGACCCTATAATGAACGTGGGCATGTCTCCGTGCGAACAGGCTGTATTTTTAATCAATAACGTTTTAAAGAAGCCGGAATTTATGTTTTCTAATTTATGGAGAAGGCTTGTTAAAGATCTTACTTATAGAAGTACAATGCCGGGTATGGGACTATTATATTTTAATGAAAATTCATTCAAGGATAATTTAAAAGGCAGACCATTTACATTTGAAGATGCATATGAATCAATGGTTCAGCTAAGAGATTTTTATAATAAATGGGAACAGAACAGAAATGAAAGTATTGTACATAGGTCATTACGCTGATGGAACTGGTTGGGGCAATGCCGCACTCCATAACATTATAGCTATGAACAGAATTGGAATAGATGTTGTTCCAAGGAGAGTTTCATACAAACCAGAAGAAGCACAATCAGTACCTCAAGAAATAGCAGAGCTAGAACAAAAATCTTTGTACGGAGTAGATGTATGCGTTCAACATACATTACCGACTAATTATAGTTATTACTCCGGTAGGTCAAAAATCAGAAACATATGCATGTACGAAACTGAGACTAACGATTTTGGATATACTCAGTGGCATAAGTACATCAACATGTTTAAAGAGTGTTGGGTTCCAAATAATGATATGGTTATGGACTCATTTTTGTCCGGGGTAAAATGCAAAGCAACTGTAGTTAATCATTGCATTGATGTTGATAAGTATAAAAATTTTGTACCGCAAAATGTTATAGCGGGACTTGAAGATAAAAATGCTTATAACTTTTGTTACGTCGGGGAATTAAGTAAGAGAAAAAATGTTAAAGCTATCTTGCAGGCTTTCCATTTGGAGTTTGGTATGCATGAGAATGTGAACTTATTTTTAAAACTTAATATGCCCGGAAAGAGTGCTAATGAAACGCTTCAAATAGCAAATGAATTAAATGAAAATGTTACTCGCGGCCTTAAAATAAGAAATAAATACAAAGAGCCGTTTGTTTTATGCGGGCACTGCGATGACAACGATCTTTTGTCTTTCATGAGTCAGTGTCATTGCTTCGTATGCGCTAGCAGTGGCGAGGCATGGTGCATTCCGGCACTAGAAGGAATGGCATTAGGTCTAGACTTAATATATACTAAAGGTACTGGTTTATCAGAATTTGCTTTTAGTGACGCAATAGCGGTCAATAGCACGATTAGTCCCTGTACAGATGCCTTAGACACATTACCTGAAATATACACAGGTTTTGAAACATGGAGAAATATTGACATATCATGTTTACAGATTGCTATGAGACGGGCATTTTATAGAAAAAATTTTATAGATAGAGAAAAAATTAAGGAGCGTGCTTTTGAATTCGGTTACGATAGAACCGGAAAGCAAATTATGGAGGCATTAAATGATACAAAATAAAATAAGGCAATATTTAAGATCCGCAGATTTATTGAATAACGCCGACTCACTAAATATATTAGTCATAGGATCTACACATGAACGCTATGAACAACAATTATGTAAAACCGGCCATAACTTTTTCTCAATTAATCATGGGAAGCAATGGGATTTAAACTGCGGTGATATTCCGAAAAATTATCATATCATAGATTACATTCCTCATGATTTAAAACCCGACTTAATTTTAACTCATGTCTCCGGAGAAAGACTTGATATAGCTAATGAATACGCAAGAATTTTTAATGTAAAAGTAATACGACATACGCATACATTGCCCGAAAATGATTATGAACTAAAGGTATTCCGTTCTCAATATGCAGATTTAAATACATTCATATCTGAATACAGTAAAAATGCATGGGGTTTAAATAATCAGAAAACCGATGTTATTACGCACGGAATTGATACGAGTTTTTTTTCTGATAAAAATATAGAAAGAAAAAATACAGTATTATCTGTTGTGAACAAATGGGCTAATCGAGATTGGGCCTGCGGCTGGAAGTTATACCAAGAAATCGTTAATGGAAATAAAGATAAAACATTTATTGTTGCGGGAGATAATCCGGGTTTATCTAAACCGGCCAGTAGCACAAAGGCACTCGTTGATTTGTATAACGAATCATCTATATTTCTAAATACATCGCAATTTTCTCCCGTCCCGATGGCTTTAATTGAAGCTATGGCGTGCGGCTGTGCTGTTGTGTCGAGCAATACATGCATGATACCCGAAATCATTACGCATGAATTTAACGGATTTCTAGCTAGCACGCCCGACGAATTTAATAAATACTTAACGCTATTATATAATAATAAAGAATTGGCCGAACAAATCGGTGCTAATGCCCGAATGACAATTTTCGAACATTACAACCTTATTAATTTTTGCCGGTCGTGGGATTCAATTTTTAGAAAGACAATATTATCATGAAGTTATTACTAACAAGAAACCGTAAAGAAAGAATAAACGGATATGAAACCGTAAGTGCTCCGCTAGCTTTAGTCAGAAACGATATAAAAAATATAGATGACATATGCTGTGATGCTGAGGCTACCGATATTAAAGTTGATAATTTTTTATCTCTATATGATTATGACACAGTCAGAATGGTACTTCTAAAAATTTGCTCAAAACTAAGAATTGGTGGAGAGATAGTTGTAACCGATCTAGACTTTGATTTAGTCGCTTATGCGTCCGGAAGAGGATTAATTGAAGAAAAAGTTTTAAATGAATTGCTTTTTACCGAAGGTGCTTTATCATCTTTCTTTGGGGCCGAATCCATAGTAGAAACACTAACTTCGGCGGGCATTCATATTACCGAAAGATACATAGAAAACAATAGAAATTTTGTAGTAAAGGGAGTAAGATGCTAAAGTTTGAAGTTCACTGTAAAGATTGTGTTTTTGCTGGAGTAAAAGACGGCGTTCAAAATGAATGTCTGCTGGGAAAGACGGATAGCATTGAAAATAAAGTATTAGAGGAAGGTTTCTATAAATTCGACAGACATTGCAATTCTTTCAGAGATGAGCAATGGCTTAAAAATGTAGATGGCTGTCCAAAGGAAAAAGTCGCACTAGAAACAAAGGCAAGGCTCGGTGTTTGTATTAACTTTATAGGAAGTTACGATAATGAACTGCTAAGAGAAACTGTAAAAAGTATTAATAATGCACAATACTATATAATTATTAATGACAGGCCGGAACATAATAAAGATCTTTATGGTATAGTCAAACAAGAAACTAATGTTCATCCGTCCAGAATTAATATAGTTCAAATTATCAATCAAAAACCTGAATATTATATAGATGAAGGCTTTAATGCGGGCGGTAGAAACGGTTACTTCTGCTATGTAAACTCCGGAACGTTTTTTCCTCCTAATTTTATAGATCAATTAAACAATGCAATAAATAATCAGATGAAGCCCGTGATGGTTTGTTATGACGGAAACTTTATACTGTTTCAATCTATGCTATTTAAATATCTAAACGGTAATAAAGCTAGAATGCTATCTGATGGATCTGTTGACAATAGAAATTTCTTGGAAAAAGCAGGTGACTTAAATTCGGAGAATAACTGCATTTTTGCTTGGGGAGAAATATTTAATGCATAAAGTAACGACTGTTATAGCCAACTTTAACTATGGAGACAGGTTAATTGCATGTTTAGATAGTGCTTTTAATTGTGATACTACGGGCCTTGTGCATAAAATAGTTTTAGTAGACGATGGTTCAACGGATAACTCAGTTGATCGTGTGAAACAAGCCTTCGGGCACAAATTTAAAACTGTTTATACTAAAGGTTATTTAACTATACATACTTCGGATAATTTTGATTTTATAGTTAGTCCTAACATGGGTGCTTCCGCAGCTAGAAATACAGCAATTAAACATAGCTGGAACAATACTGAATTCTTTCACATTTTAGATTCTGACGACAAAATGACTGATAGTAAAATCGTGAAAATGCTTGAAAAAATGGAGCATCCGGAAGTAGGTGTTGTCTATGCAGATTACATCATAAAGCGTCCTCTATATTCAAAAATAGAGTTTAAATATCCTTACGATCAAAACCATTTAAAGCATGAGTGTATAGTCCACAGTGGATCTCTAATTAGAAAGCATTATTTAAATTTAGTTAAATTTTCCAATGGGGATATTTATGACATAAATTTACACGGACCCGCTAGCACTACTTTTATAGGATGCACTGAGGATTATGATCTGTGGCTTAGATTGTCAAATGTATGTGTTATGGTTCATATTCCAGAAACACTAAGTATCGTAAGTGAGCACGGTAATAATCAGTCAATGAAAATGAGTAATGAAATTTATAAAAAAAACATGGAGTACATACAAACAAGATGACCACAAACTTTTTATCGCTAGCGGCTAGTATAGGCAAAAGAATAAAATCTAAAGAGCCTAGAGCAGCACTTTCTATTCGCGGAGTCCCAGTTGTATTGCGACAGTATTTTACAATTAGAAATAACTTTATAAAAGATGAAGATTTCACTTTTACTGTAATAGCCGGATATAAGCCCGGAAAAATTAAACGTGTCATAAAAGGATACGAGGGTATCAAAATATTGATTAATGAAAATCACGCCAGTACAAATCAAGCCGAAAGCATTAGAATTTACTTGAAAGATAACAAAGTGGATAACTTGATTATTTTTCATGGAGACTTGCTTTTTATTGATGCCCCAATGCCTAAAGAGGAATCTACATGCTTCTACGATGGATCATACGATTTTAGGCAGGATGAAGTGGGGGTCAACATACAAGATGGATATGTAAACAACTTATCATATGGATTAGAAACAAAGTGGTCCCAAATGCTTTATTTAACAGGCAAGGAGCTTGATTTATTATATTCAATATGCGAAGCACCAAACTTTAAAAGTTATTTCATGACATTTGAATTAATTAACCAAATCATCGCTTTGGGCGGAAAATTTAAAGCGGTGCCTCATATTGGCACTATAAACGAAATAGATTCGCTTGAAGATATTAATAACCTAGAGGGCTAAATGAGAATACTTATAAGTAATGATGGAATGCACGCCCACTTTTTTGAACGAATGGCATGGGCTAACGCATTTAAAGCTTCCGGAATTGAGTGTGTTGTTTATAACTGTAAAACACTTAGGGCATTTGATGTATTCGATAAATTTCAGCCAGATATTTTTATTGGGCAGTTGTACAATCTAGACCGGGCTACAATTAAGTGCATATCCGAAAGACCGCACTTAAAAGTAGCTTTACGCGCAGGTGAATATAGAAATGAAAAAATGCCACCGGAGATATTACAAACAACTGATGCGGATTTAAAAAATCTGAATGAATTGATTGAAAATCATGGACTTCCAAGTTTTATATATACTCACTATTTTCAACAAGACATTGAAGATACACACCATTTGTTTAAGGATAAATTCGGAATAAAGCTTACGGGCGTTCCTATGTCGGGAGACATTCTGGCGTATGGCAATGCCGAGTTCAAAGACTATCTACAGTGCGATATAGGATTCGTCGGGGGTTATTGGCCATACAAGGGTAGAATCATAGATCAATACTTAACTAGAATACTTAATGATTTTAGATTTCACGTTAAGATTTTTGGTAATCAATTGTGGCCGCATGTTAATCAGTATTGCGGAGTTCTTAATGACGAAGATGTAAAAAACCTATTTGTTTCAGCTAAGATATGCCCGAATTTAAGTGAGCCTCACTCACACACCTATGGCATCGATGTTAATGAAAGAGCCTTTAAGGTTCTAGCTGCGGGCGGATTTTGTATTATGGATAATGTAAAGCGTGCTAAGGAAATATTCAAAGATGGTGTTGTATTCGTAGATAGCGATGCAGGATTTGAAGAAGCTGTTGAATACTTCGTCATGGAGTCTAACACTGAACAAAGAATGGAAATAGCTAGGAAGGGTCATGAAATTGTTATGAAAGAGCATACAAACTTTCATCGGGCCAGTACAATACTGGAAAATTTTGGCGAACACTCACATGCCGATAATATATTAAAGGGCTTACAATGAAAATAGCATCAGTTGTAGAAAATCTTTCTCTTAACCAGAGTAATTTTTTCATGACTAAAACATTTAACAGGCTGGGTGAACACGGAATAGAGCCATTTTGTTTTTACGGAGATCTTACGGCCACCGGAATAAAACCTAATTTTGCCACTATGAATGTTTATTATTTAAATAACTTTTATAACGGAATCATTATATGTAATACTATTAATACTCTAAAGATATTAAAAACTATTAATACTAATGCCCGTAAAATGTTTTATGTTTGGGATTTAGAATGGCTAAGGCTAAATAAGTCGGGAGTTCTCAATTACAAAGAAACTGTAGATATTTTGTGTAATCATAATATAGAGTTAATAGCTAGATCTGAAAATCATGCAAGTGCTATTAAAAACTATTGTAACCGAAAGGTTGATTATATTATCAGTGATTGGAATATAGATGAAATAAGAGGACTTTATGACAGAAGACGTTAATTTTAGAATGAAGGAAGACTATGAAACTGGTTTAAGTATGGGCGAAATAGCAAAAAAATATAAGCGAAGCCAAACTACCGTTCATAGAATATTTAAAAAGATGGGTGTTCACATTAGAAGTGCATCAGAGGCTCAAAAATTAGCCCTAGCAACTGGCCGTTCTAAGAACCCGACAGCAGGAGTTGGTCATAGTGTAGAGGCCAAGGTTGCCATGAGCGACAAAGCGGCTAATAGGTGGGCTAGAATGACTGATGCGGACAGAGACAAATTCAAAACTGCCGCAAAGGAGCGTTGGTCTAAATTAAGCGATTTCGATAAAAAAGAAATGCTTAGACTTGCCGGTGTTGCCCTACGAAGAGTTGCTACAGAAGGCTCTGAAATAGAACAGTATTTAGAAGGAGCTTTGATTAAAGAAGGTTTTGTTGTACTGAAACACGTAAAGAATTTTATGGGTGGAGAATACGAAATCGACCTTCTTTTAAAGGATGAAGGTATTGCTATAGAACTAGACGGGCCGCATCACTTTCTACCTATCTTCGGAGAAGAAAGACTAGAAAAAACAATGCGTTTCGATGCGGCGAAAAACGGTAGCCTTATAAGAATGGGATTAACAATTGTACGTGTTAAATGTATGTATAAAAATTTAACAGAAAAAATGAAAAGAGATACGTTATCTCTTATAGTGGAAAGCGTAAGGAAAATTCGTGCTGGCGAAGTTACCAGTAAACTTGTAGAGGTTGAATTAAGCAATGGGAAAGAAGATTGAAGCTGTTGTAGGAAATGATGTTATCGCTAGCGAAACTCCCGAGTATGGTTCGGAGGGGTGGGATTCATACGTAATGTCATTATTTAAACCTGAGGAATTAATTGATGGTAAACCGCGATGCGTAGGGCTTAGGCGTGTTGGACGTACAGTGCTTGGAGACCCCGTTTTTACCGGGCCTATTCATGTGTCTCCCGCTACCGATAATGATGGTCCGGGGCGAGCCACGGTTGTATACCAGATGGTGTTTAAGTTTGCTGATGGACAGCGTACATTCGGTGATGTTGCTGACGTTTGGCACGGTAATACCGACGACATGTTTGCGGCTCACCCTGTAGCTTGTGCGTCCACCAAGGCAGAAGCTCGTTGTTGGCGTAAGGCTTTATTAATCAGTGCTGTTTCAGCAGAAGAATTAACAGTTAAAGATACTGCTGCTATCGTTCAAAGCCTAGTATCCAAGTCTGTTAAAGTCGGTGCCGTAACAAACGGGGAAATTAATGATTCAGACAAAATGAGTGATCAGCAGCGTAATCTGATCAGTATTAAGTGCAAACAGCTTAATGTTGATCCTAGAAAGCTTGCTGGTTGTGATAAGCCCGAAAAATGGACTAAGAAGTTTGCTTCTTCGTTAATCACCAAGATCAACGAGGTTCAGCAAGCAGGACTTCCCGAGGAAGTGTCTGGGTTTAGTTATAACCCCAACTGGTTCAGTCTATAGAAAGAAAAAAACTATCAAAGTGTTCTTTCATGAATGCTCTGATATTTTCTGCGTCCGGGGACGTTTTTAAATTCGTTAGTATTTCTTCCTGATTTTTGTAAGGATAGATATTTCTTCCGGCTTTAAAAATGCTCTCGGACTTTTTCATTGTGTCATACATAAAATCTTGAAACTCTTGATTGTTCCAATACTCAGGATCTAAGTCTTTAATCGCCATACATGTAGCTACTGAGTAAACAGCAAATTCTATCGGGCCTACCATCGGATCTAATGAAACAACTTTCCGTCCGTTTTTATGGTCATCCAGAGCTACTATAGAACCGTTTATATATGATACGAATTCATCTATGATGTATAATGGATATTCTGCCCATGATTTATTTCTACCGAAATAAGTGTTAAACCTACTAAACCTTAAGGATACAGGAATATATCTCTCGATTTCTTTTCTTAGAAATTTTGGCTGTTCGATATGAAAAGACTTATCAGGAAATATATAAAATGCACCCGGAAAAGTTTTTACCCTGCGGCTTAAAACATCATCGTTTCTTAATTGTGAATGTATAAAATGAGTGCTTTCATGAGCATTTGTCATTCTTTGATTATCTAGCTGTGGAGTTCTACATCTAGATATAATTTGCCCGTAAGCATCTTTCATATCAAAATTATTTACCACCGGGACATTTCTGGTTGTAAAAAAGCGTTTGCGGGCCGGAAAAGGTTTCGGTTCAGGTTTTATGACTACTTCTTTTTTTTCTTCCACACTGGTTTTATCCTCGGGATCTTGTGGATTATAAAATGCAAAAAATAGCAAGCCTATGATAATTAGTATTTTTATAATATTCATGATAATAAAAAAACCCCTTCAAATGAAGGGGTCGATAAAAACTTAGAATAAAAATATCTTAGAGGTATTCGCAGCTAAATTGTAGTGCATAATTACTCTTACTTCCTACTGTTAATGGAGTCGCTGAAATTGCTACTCTCCAAGTATGTCTTGTGTCTACACCAGTTCCGCCGAAAGTTCTGGTCGTTGAGTTAGCCCCAATGTTTGCTAAATTAGGACTTGATGTATTATAGTATTGTAACCACTTAGGTTTATACGCTGTATCATAAGTTCCGTCCAAGAATCTTTGTCCAGATCCGGGATTATCTAACAGAGGAACAACAATTCCACTTCCGCCAACAGTATCGTCGTCACCAGTTAAAGCACCCAGACGAGAATCGCCGTTAAGCTTAGGGTCTGCCGTTGATCCATTGCGGAACACAATACCGCTACTATTTTGCCATGTAAATTGAGCACACTGATTAGAGGGCCAAGCCTCGCCCCACCAAACATGATCACCAGAACCGATTGGGTTTCCTCCGATTCCATCACCGGATGTATTTGCACTTCCGGGACCAGCCACCCAAGTAGCATATGCCTGACCGTTAAAATTAACTAATTCAGCAACTTTAGTGTTAACGCCCGAGGCGGGATTGTTAATACTGACTCTATCGTATATTCTTAGTTGGGCATTTTGAACGTTTACTGGCGTACTGTGAGTAAAATTTATATCAAGAGTTCTGTGATGGCTATTTAGCCTAGACAAAGGAATGCCGGAAGTATCTGTATCTGGTATACCAGAAGCGGCTGCGGTAAACTTAAAGTTATAAGCATTTCCGCCATTTATGGTTCCGTCAGCATTAGTGATAAATGTTTTATCTTGATAAGCACCTATTTGTACTGAGCTTCCGAAAGAAGACCCGTAAAAACCAAGTCCAGACCCGTTTAGGTTAGGTGTGTTGTATGTTCCAAAAGAAATTTCTGCCATTTAATCCTCTTATTTATTGAAAAATGTTGTTAACAATTATAAATACACAATTTTACTTATTACAGTTGCAGTCGCCCCCGGAGTTAACTGCTGGCCATTTTTTTAACGGGCAAGATTCTCCAGCCCAGCTAGTTTTAATTTTTAAGAAGCATCCACACTCATTACATCGGGGATTATTTGGATCGTTAGAATTATATCTATCGCAAGATCTACATATTTCCAGACGTTTCGCCTGATCGTTATCGTTAGTCTGAGGCATTCCGCCAGCCATATGTTTTACTATAGAAGTAGAAAAATTCACAGCCTGAGTAAGAAAACCGGGTATTTCCTGCTTGGGTAAAGAGTCTTTTTTAGGAAAACTTTCGGGCTGATTAGGATAAGAAAAAACGAAAGGTTCATTATGCATATATGTTTCCTCTTATTTTTAATAAAGACGCTTTGATAGTACCGTTATATAGAAAATATTCTATGTTAAAGTCTTCATATAAATCTATTATTTTTTTTACTTCTCTAAACTGACTAGCTGATACAGTGGCTGTTGGATATCTCATTCCGGATATTTGAAAATCAACTGTAAAAGTCATGTATATTTTATTGTTAAAATATTGAAGTCTTATTGCGGGCCTGAGCATATATATATTTAATGCCGATAGAGGTTCTTCTTCACCTATCAAACTGGCTGATGCGGGAAAATACATATAAAAAGCTTTACCGTCGTTTTCATTATAAACACCGTCCGTAGGTATATCCGAGTAATTTTCATCGTATTTTTGACATACACTTGTGTCTAAACCAAATTTTGCAAAAATAGTTGTCTCGGAATTATTATAATCAAATACAACATTAGAATTGTTAGTCTCGTTGTACTGTGGGCTGATATCGAATAAAAATTTTTTTTCTTTCAAACCGGCGATTTCACGAGCAGGAAAGTTTATATCTAAGGATACGCCTTTGATCGGCGGAAGTTTATTATATCTTTCCATGAAAAAATTTGTAATATCTTTAATGTAACAGTTTTTATTTATTTCTCCAAAATTAGCTGTCACCTTTAGTTCGCCAGATTTATTTATACTATCTCCGCAAAAAGTTACATCTCCAAAATAAGCGGGATTAAGATTAGTCCGTGTCGAGTCTATATCAAACCAATTAATGAGTGGAAGTGCCGATGCTGTAAAACTAAAACTTGTGGGTGCTGTATAAACCATTTTATTTGTTTTTGAACAACAGCAAAATTGTGTAAGTTTCGAGTTTCCTCTGTCAATAAAAGATCCGCCTGTAGGGTATTTACGTATAACATCAATTTCTGCTGTAAAACTTGATTCATTTCTATATGTTGTTCTGCCCATGACTGGTTGACATATAGGACTGCAACAGTCGTGACCAACCTTGGGATTGTATATCGGTTGAATTCCGCTGTTACTACAGCCTATACAATTGTTGTATGGATAAACGCTATTTTCTATAGAGACTAACGAACAGCAATCTGGATAAACAGTATAAATTCTACCACCTTGACACCAAGTATTATCACATTTTATGCAGTTAGCCATGCAAGGCTCCCATATATAGTATGGAAAATTATTTCCTTTAAAACCGTTACCACACCAACATTCAGCACCTGTCGGGGCAGATTGCAATGCAGGCATTGTATCACCAAAGCATTTCTTATTTGGAGTAACAGAATTTCCCATGAATGTAATAGGTGGCCTTTTTGCTGAGTACAGAGGGGTACAATTAGCAGTCTTTTCAGGACAGTAATCTAAATATTCGTTAGATCTTTTAATTGTTTCACAAGTAGTTTCTTTTAACATTAAAAACTTTCTATAACTGCCGGGCACCCATAAATATTTGACTCATGTGTAACTCCTTCCTGCACCGGATCTTCAAAATTTCTTCTTGAATTACCGCAATAACTACGATATTCTTTTTCTTTATAATTATAAAATATCTTGTCGGGATAAGTATTTTCAGTCATTTCTGTATAATATGTTGGATCAACACGTAATCCGTTAGGTTCGTTTCCAGTATATACTATAAAAAATCCTGTATATTTAGTTGCGACTTTACAGCAACCGCTTACTTCAAATCCCTCCAATGTTTTACATGATGAAGAATAGGATATTATTCTTGATTGAGAATCGCATTCGGGATCTGGAACACCAGTTCCCTGTGATTCACTTCCTGTAATTCCTCCCTCTACATCTAATGTAGAGCACAAGACAGCTTCGTTTTTCCATTCCAAGTCTGCTGCGTATCTATCCAGATGTTCTGATATATCCGTGGCGTTTGAATTATGTAGTTCAGTAAATTTTGTATCATTAAAAGTCTGAGGGGCTTCAAATTCTGTTGTTCCTACAACTATTTGTTCTTCTTTATAATTTAAAACTATTCTGCGAGGATCTAATCTTTCGTCGGGTATTTCTATAATTAATATATTGTTTTCTTGCGATATCTTTCCGTATTTAGCAAACATGGGCTGATAAAAGCGAATGTCGCTACCTCTATATATTGTAAAATCAGAAATAACAGATGTCGGATTAAACCTAATTCTAATCTTTCTATTTTTATAAGTTTTTCTAACCGCGATTGGTGGAACTTGACCCGTACTATCACTCTGAACATAACTATAATAAGCAGTTCCGTCTCCTACGTAAAAATATTCAAAACAACCCATGCTTGAAATAGTTTTATTTACAGGCAGGGTGACTTTATTACCGAATAGTTCTATATCTATAGTTTTCAGTAATCTATCACAAGTACAAACACTTTTATCGCAGCATTTACAATTTGACATTTTAGCAAGAATAATTAATTATTCTCCATTCGTAATTAATTCTGTTACATAAAACATACGCACCTTTTTTAAGCGATAGCGAGGTGTCTCTATTCATTCCGACAATAGTTTCTCCGCTTTCGGTAATTTTATTATCTAGTTTTGCACCTTCTGATTCTATATAATGAGAAGATCTAGCTATATTTACCACGAATTGCTCGGGAGCATCAAAAGATTCTGGAGCATTTAAATCTTCCGATAAAAAACCTTCTATAAAATCGAAGCCGCTACCCCAAGTTTTTCTTTCTTCATCCCATCTTAAATCAACTGGACCAGTTTTCCATAAATGTCTTTTCCTTCCGATTTCTTCCAACTGATTAAAGCGGTCCTCAACGTCTCCTGACGAATCGTAGGGTGCAGCCTTACCGTCAAGACCCATTCCCCATCCCGACAGCATCAGCGGGCCTCTAAGACCCATAGAACGAACCACATCCGGCTTAGCATCCTGATTGTTTAAATTCATGTCTAAATCGGGAGTAACTTCTTCTCCGTGTACGACTAAAGTAAAATCGTTTTCTGTGAAATAGTAGGGATCATAATTATCAGAATTTGGAGCTTTAAAGTTGGCATCTGCTTCTGACTTTTGTAATTCAGGTCCAGATACAATTAGTGTTTTTTCTTTTCTAGATCCTACTGGTGTTAATATTTGTTCCATAGAACAACCATAACTATTGCTAAAATCTCTATTGATAGCAGCCACTTGATTTTGTGGTACTCCACAATTTACAACAGTTCTTTTCTTTTCGGTTTTTGGGTCTACAGCCTCTTCGTTCGCAGTAGCTTCTTCGCCATTCTCCGTAGCAAGCAAATTAATGTTTTCTGGAGGATTTTCACCCTCGGGCTGTTCTGGCTGTTCTGGTTCCTTTTTTTTCTCTTCGTCTTTAGCTATGTTCGCAACTGGAAAATTAATACCAGCATTTAAAGCCATTAAATGTTTAAGTCCCTTGCCGTAAAAACTGTCCTTGTATGGTGGTGCCGAAAAAGGCCGAAGTTCCATTTTGCTTCGCATATTCTGCATAAATGCTATAGCACTTTTATTTATAAGTGCAAATCTATCGGCGTTATATTTAGCGAGCTTGCCGAACTGCGGAGTCCAAGTATTGAAGGAGTAGGATGTAGTAATTCCTCCAGTGCTGTAATTAACAGACATTCCTGTTATGTACGGTCCCGATTGTAAAAATCTATCCGCCAGATTAGACTCGGGCATACCATAAGTTTCTACACTTCCGGTTTCTCTTCCGCTAACTTCGGCATTAACAACTGCTGCATAGGTAAGACCGACATCGTTCATATTTGATATGCCACCGTAAGTTTCAGGAGTTAAAGATTCTTCCAGAATAAACTCAGCTTTACCGTTTTTAGCCTTATAGTTCCACCACGGACCCCATCTATATCTTGTGCTTTGCTGAGGTATTCCTATTTGCATTGGTGCAACTCTTGCCGGTGCTATACCATAATTTGTAGTTCCAGATTCCGCCGTTAAAGCAAATAAAGGTTGTAAATCTTGAAAACTATATCCGAAATAAATATTAAGTAACCAAGCAAGTCCGTTGCTTTGTGTTGTGTACTGGTCTACATGGTTAACAGCCTGAACTTCCGCAACGCAGGACGGGCCGTTGGCTCTCCATGTTATATCCTTCTCTAAATTAATAACCGACGCTATCGCTCCTGTAGAAGTAAAAGAATAACCATTACCAAGATTCGTGTAGTCCTTGTTAAATTTATCATAGTTCCAAGAAGCAGTCGGTTTTAATCTTCCTTCGCCATCGTAAAAAGATATGTCTTGGAATCCTGAGTTTTCCGACCAAGCAGCATCGGATACTTCCCAACTATTAATGTATTGAAAATCAGTTAGCACGAACTTTAAGTTGTTTGCTATTCCGCCCGGCTCTTGCGGTAATGATACGAAATATTTTCTGCCCCAATATTCTTCACCGGCACTTTTTATAGCATTATGTATTTTCTCCAAGTCTTCATACATAAACTTTCCGGCTGTTATCAGATTTTTTTGCTGAGCGTATTTAAAAGTAGAATCCATAAAATCAATTGCACTAATTTTGCCCGTGGCAATTCTATTTAAAACAAACTGGTCTATTCTAACGTTTGTAAATAGTGCATTTGCATATCTATCAATGATAGGGTTACGGCGACCCAAATACCTTCTTATAATGTGAAATAATATCCAGCTATCAAAAGAATGCATTGCACATCTAACCTCCATTATATCGGGAGGATAGCGTTCGCCATTATCTAGAATAATATTTTCACTATATTCTGGCTGTATGCTTTTTGTGCGACCCCATATTTGTGTTAGAGATATAGGACTAGCTCTATAATATCTTGTTGCCGGGCCTCCAACAACTATTTTTTGCGTAACAGCATCATTAAGTTCTTTTCCTACATCGCCGCTTACTAATTTTTGTTCTTTTTCAAATCTGTTAACTATCTGTTTTACTACTTCCGGGTCCGGAGGCATTGATTTGTCTATAACTTTAATTTTTATCTTAGCATCTTGAATTATGCCCGTGGTTATTTCTCCGTTTTTAGGTTCTACTGTTACGACATAATCATGCATAAATAAAGAGCAAACATCTTCTAGTATAGAAGATATTGTTTGAACCGGACCTTTGACACGATACATATGATAATTAGGAATAGAAAGTAATAATTTTTTTACTTCTGTTAAATCTAATTCGAACTTGGTGTCGCCATAATTAATTCTTCCCCCGAATGGATGAGATCCTTTTGATATCTCTTCGAGTAAAACTAAGCAATCATATCCGGGAAAACCTAGTGAATTAACTCCTGATAAACCAAAGCTTCCGCCGTAACTAAAATTTTCTTTTATCGCAAAAGGATTCCAGATATTATCGGCTTGATTGGTAAATGTTCCCATTCCGTAATAATTAGTTCCCTGAAATGTATCAAGAACAACTTGAACTCCATCTAAAGCTCTTGATGGTGATTCTAGTATAATATTATACTTATAACCATCTAACGATCTTTGTTGCGTGTATCTTTGGAATAAACCGGCGAATTTAAGCTCTCCTATTGACAAACCGACACATGTTCCCATTGAGGGAAAATTTTTACTGTAATCTTTTCCGCTTAAGGGTCCGTCTTGTTCATAGACAATATTCATCTGACACGTACTAGATTGGCTTCCCCAGCCGACATTGAATGAAGCATCTATTAATTCACCGTCAAATATTATTACTGGGTTAATTTCCATTAGTATATCCACTCCACGCTTAAGCTATAATTTCCCGTTTGAGGTTCCCAGTTTTCAACATGACTTTGTATTGCTAAGTTTGGACCTACGGGAGCATATACAGCCACCACAGAATATCCATTAGGTTTACTTACTCTATTATTTTTAGACATTACTGCGTCCAACTGAACCGATCTTCTTCTTTCTTTACTTGTTTTCATGTTTTGAATAACAGGGCCGTTAGCCCGTGCTATTACAGGTATTATAGCAACAGTTTGAACCTGATACTGATCATTATCATAATTAATAGATATGTTTGTATTTTTAGCACCATTAATTAAAATAGGAAGATCATTATAAGAAAAACTGAAACTTATTGTTCCATTTTTATTATTCTTTCCAACAGTGCTTGATCTAACTACATTAGATAGTTGCCCGGAAACTCCAAGAGTTAAATAGTTAGACAGGGCAAAGCTATAAACATTACTCTTTACAGTTTGAAATGCGAGTTCGGCATTTTGTATTTTTCTTATGATAGTAGACGATGCGGGCGATTCGTCGTAACCAATTATACTTCCTTCTACCGTAATGCTTACTGTGTCGTTTTGGTCTATTTCTATATTTACATCGATATCAATTGAAGCATTAGACCTAGATGTTGACCAAGTTTCCGTTACAGAGTATGATCCCTCCGAAATATTTATTTCGGGAATTCTTGTGTGATTGTAAGGAAGAAATGAATCTAGATTTGGTATCAAGCCGCTTGGGGAATTGCTTGCATACCTACCATTAAATTGATTTTCGATATCAACATTTGATAGCATCTCTTTTGTGATAGGATCAAACGGAGATGTTTTTAGTCTGGTATTAACCCATCTTTCTGCCTCTTTCCAAGCGGTAGATGCAAAACCAGTTCCTCCCGAATTTCCCTTTCTTATGCCGGTCGCCGAAACAGTATGAGTAATAATATAATTTTTATATATGTCCCCCGTTATATTGTTGCCGATATAAGAAACATTGTCATCAAGTTCGTAGCCCCAATTTTCTTCAACAGAACTTAGTAAGTATCCTGTGTGATCAAAAGGCTGTAATGTTATGCCGTCTCCGATAGAAGAATCTATATAAGCCTCAAAGCTTAATGAATATTCTGAATACAATATAGCGGAGCTATTTTCCGGTGATTCAGGAGTAGATACGCTTAATAATCTAGCGTCACTAAAAATAATTTTTCCGGGTTTTCCACCGTAGGGGGCTATCTCAAGTTTTCCCGTAATACCCTTGCTGGTCTTAAGGTAATTTATTCTCTCAGCCATCATACTGTTATAGCGAGATTGTCTTGCTCCTATATCAGTAATGTCTATCTCTGATGGTACTATAAAAGTTCCAGATATTGTTATTGTATATTTACTATTAAGTATACCACCCTCGGAAGTAACGGCAGTAATGTCTTTTTGTATTCCATATTTCGGAAAAGCTCCTATAGAAGCATCGCCACCTAACTGTATTGAACTAGCATTGTAAGGAGTGAAAGTTATCATTATTCGGAATATCCAAAAACATTAAGGGTTGCATTAGAAGATGGTAATTCGTGACACTTAGGCATAACCAATGTGCAAGAATCTCCAGACCCAGAAACTCCGTCCGTATACAAAAACACATCCTTCAAAGTTTTTTCGCTATGCATATATAATCCTAATTCCTCTTCTTTTTCCTGTCCACTTCCTAATCCCTTTCTGAATAAAGTCAAATTCATAGGATTTGAAACATTACCAGAAACGGAAACGCAAAACAACGATATGTCGTCAGACTGAGACAATTGATTGTTCTGTATAAATATACTCAAATTTTCTTGTATATTTTTTGGTTGGTTGACAATGTTTAAACTTAAAGTGCCTGAAACGTCTGATTTATCTGGTCTGACTAAAACCAGCGGTACACTTCCCGATTCGCCTGCGACTATAGAAGATAAAAATAAGGTAGTGTCTTTGGTGTTAAATCCGCCCCCCGATACAGTCGCCCCGTAAGTAAATAACGTTGATGTATTAGAGAGTTTGTCGGGATCTATAGTTTTCAAATTTAACGGCAGAACATTGCGATTTCCAACTTCTATGTGAAAATTTAATCCGTTAGAAGTAGACACAACGCCTTCGGTAAAAAGTGTTGCGGGCCTAGCAAGCAGTTCGGGCGTTTTGTAAAATAGATTTAGATTATTTATAGATCCAAAGTTTTTCAGAAAAAGTGTTGGGGTTTGGAGCTTAACTTCATCTTCTATTCGGGATATTTTGTTTATAGTCTTAGTGCTGTTAAGTCCATACTTTACATCAAATTTGCGATACACTAAAAGCATATCTTGAAGTATTAGCGGATTTGCCAAAGACTGATCTATTGCGTGTACAACATGTCCAAACGGAATATACGGCCTAATCTCGGAAAATTCTTCGGCTTCGGCAAACTCGAATGCGTCTCCATTAGTTTTGTATATTTTTTTATTCAATATTGTATATATGATACCATTACAAATAGTAATATTGTTAATAAAATCAGGATCAGTTGATTCATGAATCGTAGAGTCTGTTAGAACAAAATTATGTGCAGATACTTCCTTTATCTTAAAGGCGGAATCTTTGTATGTTACATAGAATTTGTTTCCGGCAACTTTTAATTCATAGCCATAAAAATTATTACTGCAATCATATGTATTGCCCGTATAAGATCTTGAGGATTGTGCGGTCCCGCTGGCGTTTGCAGTAAAAATTGCTCCGTGATAAGATTTTGTATATATTTTGGGCATTTATTAATCCTTTGGCAAATACTTAGGAACGCCATTTTCTAAAAGTATCTTGTGAGATTTGAACATGTCTTTAAGTCTTATCGATTTGTAGTAATATGCATTATCACTAGGTTTTTCTAAAAATTCCTCACATAAGAATCCGTTTTCGTCCACTTTGTAATACCTTATAGGTGTTTTCGGACCTTCTGTTTTTTTGTTTAGTTGACCAAAAATACAACACGACTTAAAACCTTCTTTTGAAGCATTTCTACCGATTTCTCCATCGCAAGCAGATTGGGAAATATTTTGATTTGGAATCGATAAAATTTTTTGCGTGCATGGCTTTATAGTTTTTTTTATAAAACTCTGTATATTATTTATTTCTTCTCCATCATAAAAAATTCTGTATTTTAATTCATAACAAGAAAATACATTAATAGTGCTATCTATAACAATTGGATTACATGTTCCGGGATAGCATCCTAAAAAATCTACGTTTAAAGTCATGAAATAATCTATATACTTTTTTATACAAACTTTTAAATTATCAACTGTATCAAAAAATATAAATTTTACTATAACAAAATTATCTAGTATTTCATAGCTAATAAAATTATTTTCGTCAATATTGTATTTTTTAAACATTTTAGTTTGTGACCTCCATTCCAAAAGAGTCCAGTGTTTTTCCGGAATCGCTTAAATTTGTTACGCTAATAATTGATGCAGCAGTTTTTGAAGTTCCGTAACAACAAAAACTTACCCACTGATTGTTTGCAACAGAAAATGTAGTGCCAGATTCAGATATTTGCTGCCAAGGAGAAGAAGGAATAGTTGTTTGGTTTCCAGTGATTTCTGTATTAGTTACTCTGTACCATAATGTAGCATCCGGTGCTGTTACTGCTTCTGTCACTCTTAAGGTTATAGGTTCTTCTATTCCTGTTATTTGTTTGCTTGTTATCGTTCCGTAACCAGAACTAATTAACCAGCTTATGTTGCCCCAATTAACAGCATTCGGTGTAAAATCTTCACTAGATAACCAAAACCTATTAAATAATGGTGCCGATATAAACATTTGATTTGAACCAGTAATTTCTATCTTGTGTCCGAACGCAGATCTGTTAAAAGGCACGTAACCTTTTGTTATATTGTTTTCTATTATAGCTCTATCCGCAGAAAGAAAGTCTTTCATAAAAGATTGAGTATCTATAGGATCATAGAGATCCTTTTGGCATGAAACCAATATTGTGTCAGAGCCACTTTCTTTTGTAAAGAATAATTTATTCTGATGAAACAGTAAGCTAAGCCCCATGCAGTTAGATAAAAATAAATCTTCGTTAAAACCAAGAAATGTTCTTGTTATTCGCCTTTTTATGTCTCCATTAATATCGAATATAGCAATCTCGAACATTCCTCCGGTTATATTTCCGAAAGCGTCAGCAATTTCTATATAATAAGAAATAGCTATATCTCCCCAAGAAGCTATTTTAATATCTTGAATATAAGAATCGTTTATTATTATACCACTCGCTGGTAAATACGGAATTATGGCTTTTTGTAGTGAAACTTTTTTATTACTTAAAGAGTATATGTAAAATTTAGGTAAATTATTTTCAATTGCTCCTGCAACCAAATTAAACTCGTTCCAGTGAGTTAATGATTGATTGCGTCCATATCTATAAAATTCATAATCCGAAGATATTTTGTCTAGTTCTATAGTTTTAGATTTAAGTCCGAAATCTTTTGTATTTTCTGAATAAACTTTATCAACTAAAGAGTTAGTCCCAATAATTAATTCCTCTCTAGGAAATGATAAATCAAAAGCTTGCGTATTCTTGGTTAAATTGCAAAAACTGCTTAATGCGTTATCGATACTATTGATAGGTTTTGGATTATATCCTATAAATAAAGTTGTGTTTTGTGATAATGCCTCGGGGGAATCTATAAAAAGATTTAGGTTTTGAGCAGGTTTTTGAAAACATACAAGAGTTGAATTATCGTATAACTGTTGTATATTGCTGGCTATATGTAAATTTGCTGCGGCAAGAACGCTTGACGGCCCGCTAATATTTAAACTAATTGCTTCCGGTTTATTACCAGAAAGTTCTAAAGTAATATTTGAATCTTGTTTATAAGACCCAAACAAGAATAATTTCGGAGAATCGCAATTAGACGAAGTTACAAAAGTATGTGATCCGGGAAAGACTAAATTAACGGCACCACTATTTAATATCGGCCCCATTATAAATAATGTTGTTGTGGCCTGATCTTCTACAGTTTTTAAAAATATATTAGATTGCGAATCAATAAACTCGCCAATTTTTCTACTCCCTAATGCATAAAGCGATATATTGTTATTTCTAACACCGGAAGGATCTTCTAGTACAACATTAGGTGTTTTAATAAATAATGTTGCGTTATTTTTATATACTGATGGCCCCAAAAATAAACTTGTATTACCGTCTACGGATATAGACCCCTTAGATTGTAAAGTAAAATCTCCGTAAACTCCATAAGAACCCAATGTAAATAAGTTTGCGGCATCGGTTTGTTTAAAATTAGATGCTATGTGTAAACTTAAATACTTAAGCTGATTCACATCAAAAGATTTTACAGAAGTGAAATGCCCGCCAGATAACTTAGGGCTATAACTAAAACTATCTCCGTAAATATTATCAACCGAAAGAATGTTTATACTATTAGATATATCTCCAAGGCTATTGCAATTTGTAGCAACAGAATCTGATGAGCCAGCAGCAAGTACCGACTTCATCATTCTTTCGCCTGAACAATATTCGTCACTGATATTTAAATGATAGGACAGTAACTTATCGTATGCACAAT